GATCCAGGATTACGTCAAGACCTGGGCGAAGGAAAACCCAGGTCAAACATTCGATCCCGACGCCGAGGAACACAACGCGTTCTTCGAACGCATCGAGCCGGTCGTGGACGAGGATGATTGGAAGAAGGCCGAAATAACGATTGGAGCCAGGGAAATCGCTTCGCAGGCGGTCAAACCGCTCAACGAAAAGATCGCCGCGATGGAGCAGGAACGGGCCCGGACCACCCTGGAACCGGTCATCCAACAGAAAGTCCTGCAAAGCGTCGAGATGCTCCTGAACGAGTTCGATCCTGAGATAGCCGGTGAGATCAAAAAACCGGACGGAGTGAAGGGATTGCTTGAACGGGACCCGATCACCGCCGGGATACTCAATCACATGGCCGGCGCGGTCAGCTCGCTCACCGCCGAGCTGGTACGCCTGCACGATCCGAATGGCGGCGTGAACTACGATCCGGCGAACCCGGCGCACAAGGAGCTCTCTGATTTCATCCTCAGCCAGGAGGACCGGATCTCCAAGTTGCCGAGGGAGGACCAGATGCGCGATGGAAAACGGTTCATCGGGCGCATGGCGTTCGGCCGGCTGGCGCAGGACCAGAAACCAGCTTACTGGTTCCTCGACCAGGACGATATCGCCTACCTTCTCGCGCAGAAATACGCGATTCAGGCCAAAAAAATCCGCGATGCCGAGATCGAAAAGTTCAACGCGACGGCGGAACGGCTCGGATACAAGAAGATCGACGGGGCGAAAAAGGAGACCAAGCCTGCCGGGGACAAGTCGGCGCAACCGTCTAAGACAACGACTACTACGGCGTCGCCTGAGGCTATTTCAAAAACCAGTATCAAGACACCAACCGGCAAGGACGGTAAGCCCGCACCAGGCGAGGCCGAAGTTATTTTGGGTAGTCTGTTTCACCGCTTAAGGTCGTAGGGTAAGCATTTTGACGGGATAAACCCGTCTTTGCTCCCGAAAACCTTATGTCGATCGCCGCCAATATCTTTTCCACCAGTTCGCACGGCCGCTGTCTGCCGGCCATTGGGACGTCCCTCTCCTCCTGCGGAACGCTGACCAAGTGTTCCATCGTCACCGCAACCCCGGCCATCCTGGCCCAAATCTTCACGGACGGTGCCGGAAATTTTCGGGACATGAGTTCGCTGCTGACGACGCAGCTCGAGCTCAAAATGTGCGGCGCCCGCGTCAACGGTCTCTACGATTTGCTCATGGCAAACGCCAAGCCGATGGGCAAGCTAATCAGTAAACAAACCGTCCGCGGCGGCTTCGACGAAATCCAGCCATTCATTCTCGCCAGCCAGAAATCGATCATCAACGCCGAGTTTTGGGAAGTCATCGGGTCAACCGGCAGCACGACATCGGCGACGTTCTACGTCATCAACCGGAATGCCATCGAGCTGGATCCGCAATGGTTCGTGGTCGATAACTACATCTACATCGCTTCGCGCACGGCCGGCGGTTCATCGGCGCGCACGGCCTGGCAGATCACTCAGGCGGTGGCATCCACGTTCGCTGGCACGAGCGTCCTTGCCGTCACGGCAACCGGCCGCAGCTCGGCTTCGTACAATTCGATCAACACGACCAATGTTCCGACCCGAGGCGTGCTCGTTCGCGGAACGAATAACATCAACGATTTTGAGCAATGGTGCCATAACCGGCCGGCGCTCAACCCGAACAAGCGCGTGCCGTTCTGGATTCAGACCAGCCGTTACACGCTCTGCTCGGACCAGCTCTATGAAGAGACTTTCGCGCGGCTCATCAAGAACAACGAATATTTCCGGATCTTCGGCGATGTGCCGATGGCGGAACGCAACCGGCAGTTGGGCGAAATCGCGCAGCGCGAGTGGCTCAACAGCTTTTTCTGGAACACGCGCCTCAACACCAACCAGACGCTTTCGAATTACCGCTCGCTTCCTGAAATATCCACCTATGCCAGTGGCGATCTCTATTTGCCTGGGTCCGAAGGACGATGCGTAGGGTTCCGCGCCAATGCCGTCGGCGTCTACGAACAGCTCCTCGAATGCGACCGCGTCTATGACCTCCAGGGCCAGGTGCTGAACCTCCTGGAATTCTTCGACCAGATCTATCAGCTCATCCGCAACCGCGACAACATGGGCTCGGCGATGGACACGCATTCGGTGGACATCCTCACAGACTCGACAACGGCCTACCTGTTCGAGCTGGCCATGATCGATTATTACAAGTCCCAGTACGGCAGCGGAACGATCAAAGTCAACGTGACGCCAGGAGAGATGGAGCAGCTCGGCATGAAGTGGAATTCGTACAGGCTCCTTTGGCCGCAGGGTGTGACAATCAATATGATTTCCCACTTTTATTTTGACGACCTGGCTGCGGCAGCCACGACCGCTGGAATGGAGGGCTCTGGCCGTTTTATGTTTATTTTGGACTGGGCTGGAGTTTACCCGGGTATCATCGGCTCAAATCGAAAGCAATTTACGAGTGGAGCCCTGAATGATCTCGCAAGAATTGACGAAGCATTCGCTTGCGTTATGGAACGGCCAACGTCCACAGTCACCTTGAACTCAACGACTTGGACCGCCGTAGTCGAATGCCCAGCGAACCACCTCGTGTTGGAAAACTTCGCAAGCATAAAGCCTGTAAGTACCGGCAGGACAGGACCTTTGCCTTACGATTTGTATTCGACGTACTGAGTCTTTGGGCCTGATTATTTGACGGTACACAGCCGGGTTAACAGCCCGGCTTTTTTGTGAATCAGCCATTGACAGCAGCGCTTTGGGTTATTAACATCCTTGCGATGTTATGCGAAAAAACCCACACGCAGTTGCCCTTGGCCGACTTGGTGGACTTGCCGGGGGCCGTTCAAAATCCACCAGGAAACAACGCGCCTCCCGCCGAAACGGAAAACTCGGAGGGCGCCCGAAAACGCGAATACAACCAGAAGTATTACGCCAAGAATCGGGAGAAGCTGAAGGCTGATACAAAGCGATATCGCGACGAACATCCTGGAACCAACAAGGAGGCGTGTCGCCGCCGATACTCCGCACTCACACAGGAACAGCGGCGCATTGAGCAGCAAGCCGCGCGCGCAAGGCGACTGGCTAAAGATCCAGACTGTGACAACCGCAGAGCGCGCGAGCACTACAAAAACGACGCAGAGCATCGGGCGAAAAGGTTGGCTGCCAACAAGGCTTGGCAACTCGCCAATCCCGATAAACACCGTCAGATTGCTAGGGACACAAAGAGGAACAGGGTGCAATCCGATCCGGTGTTCAGGCTTCGCTGCCTGATGGCCACTCGAATTCACCAAGCTCTAGCCGGTGAACTAAAGCGCGACACGACGATTGGCCTGCTCGGCTGCTCCCGCGAGGAATTCAAGGCTCATCTCGAATCCAAATTTCAGCCGGGAATGACATGGGAAAATCTCGGCATCGGAGCTGGCACCTGGCAGATCGATCACATCACGCCAATAGACACCCACGATCTCAGCACGCTCGAAGGTCAGCGAGCGGCATTTCATTGCTCGAACACACAGCCGCTTTGGTATGAGGATCATCAGAGAAAATCTGCCACAGAAGCAACAGGCTGGCGCAAACTCCCCTCTTGCCCTCCGCCTCCATAAGTAGGACAGTCCACACATGAGTCGATTCTTCTTAAAGGAAAAGTTAACACGCCCCTTATATCTCCCAAACGGCGCGAAGGCCCCGTTTGAAAGCGTTGGCGGCGATTATGGACTTCTTGCCACCGAAGACCAATACCTCATCACCGAGCTGGACAAGGCGGTGAAGATGCACGTCGGCGGAGTCGTTGCTTTGGGCGCGGAGGAGTACGGGACCTGGGTTGAGAAAAAAAAAGCCTCGGAGCAATCTTCGAGCTCATCGCAGCCCAAGGACCGGGAAGTGCTGGGGCCGATCCCATTCCAGCAACTGCAAGCCATTCGTGCTGCGGGCGCAGCCGCCGTCGTTAGCGGGATTGCTCCAGGGCAGCCGACCGTGGTTGCAGGGCCCGGGCACGCGCAGCAGCAGGCCAGCCAGCAGAAGGTTGAACCTCTGGCGACACCTAGCCAGTTTACGAAGCCGAAAGTCGGCCGAATCCCAAGGGCGCCCTCTTCGCTTTCACCGCCGCCACCTGCTCCAGCCGCTCCTGCTCCTTCTCCAATGCCATGATGATCACCTTCAGCGCGTTCAGGACGGCGATCAACACGCTGGTGTTTCCGGACGGCCAAGCGGAAACCAGGGTCCCGCTTTTCCGGAACTTCATCGTCAATGCGCTGATTCAGCTCCAGACCTTCGTCGAGTCGTATCAACTTGTTAACGTCAACTTCTACGACAAAGACCAGTCCTGGGACGACTGCGGCCTTTCCATCCTCCAGGGATGCCGCGGAAGGATCGGTGCGGTGTACGCCTTCAAGCCCTCCTGCCGGTGCCAGCGCCATTTCTACGATTCGGCGTCGTTGGAGAAACTCTCCTGCCTTTACGAGCACTGCCGCTGTCATCAGACCGGACAATGCTGCTGCGGGCAATCGATGTTTTCAGAGCCGTCGCTCTACGTGGCGAACCCGTACTATTGCGGGGATTACGTCTCCGGGAACACGGGCTGCCAGCCGCCTTATCTTGCGGCTACGCCTGAAGACGACTGCGGGTTCAAGCTGTCAGAGAAGTTTTTCGCCGTTGGACCGAACCAGAAGATCTGGTTGTTCCCGAGGTTCCCCTGCGGGTACGTGGTCGGGGTTCACTGGCGGGGAATCCGGAGATCCTACTTGGACAACGATTACGTGCCAGACGACGACGATCTGAAGGACGCCGTGGCCTGTTACGTTGAATCGGAAGTCGCCCGGCGCGTAGACAAAGACCAGGCCACCGCTGACAGGCTTTACGCCGATTACCGGATGAAAGCCGGCGACATCATCTTCCGCGAGGAGCAGGACCTGAAGCCGCGCGCGACCCGGGTTTGCGTTGAAGGCCTGGACCTGTCCGAGCTGGTGCAGATCTATCCGGACAACAATTACCCGACGCAGATTGGGGAGTCCTGCGCGACATCGAGCGCTACCGCTCCGGTGGAGCTGGATGCCCCGGTGATGACAATGGACATCAACTCGGAGTCCAGCAACAAAATCATCAACTGGGAGCCCGAAGGCACGGAACCGGAGACTTACGAGATCTGGAGGAGCGTCAACGGCGGGGCGTTCGCGATGGTGGGTTCGGTTGCTGGAAACCTCACGACTTTCACGGACACCACACCGATGGCGAGCATGGACATCTTTTGCTACAAAGTCCGCGGCGTCACGGGCGATGTTGAATCAGAGTTTTCGAACGAAGGCTGCGCGGTCAAGGATATGTTCTTCCTCGAGACCGGCGCTGTGAGTCATCCGACCTGGATGATGGCGTTCGGAGATTTCGGTGCGGATAACCCGCCGGCCGTCACATCGCTGGATCTGCGCGGTATGCTCCGTTTTCGCGGAAACGTATTCCTCGACGGAATGACGACGCTTGGCTCGTTCAATCTGGACAGCCTCATAAAAGTCGATCTAGAGTTCAGCTTGGCCCAGTCAGCCATGCCCTCAGCCATCCTGCCCTCGCTGACCGCCATCCTGGTCGGTGATTTCAACCTTCAGTTGATACCCAACATGGTCACGCTCAGCGCGCCGGTGTTGACCTTTGTCGGTGGAAACATCGATTGCCCTGGTCCGTTCCCCAACGGAGCGCTCGTCACCGTGAATCTCGCCAGCTTCATCATGTCGAACGGTCGAACGTACTCCTTCGACAACAACGCCCTGAGCGCAGCGTCCGTGAATCACATCCTTGCTCGCGGCATCGCCAGCGGAGTGACATCGGCGACGATTGATACCTCCGGCGGAACAGCCGCAGGTCCTAGCGGCCAAGGTACTGCGGACAAATCCGCATTGATTATCGCCGGGAACAGCGTGACAACGAACTGATATGCCGAGCCCGCTCAAACCAACCGAGTTCTGCGCCCTGGTCCCTTCGGGAACTTCGAGCCTCTGCGACCGCCTTCTGGCCGTCTTCCTGAAGATGCCGAAGACGCTCTGTGATTTCTTTACTTGGATGCTGAATCCAGACGGCACGTTGTCGGACGCGTTCAAACAAGACGCGCAGATAATTCCCGCCGGAATGGTTCTCTGGCGGGCCAGCACGGTTACTCCAACCGGCTGGTTTCAATGCAACGGTCAGCCGGTTTCCAGGGCGGAAAACCCTGTTCTGTTTTCAGTCATCGGAACGACATTCGGCGCCGGCGACGGTGTAACCACGTTCAACGTGCCGAACATCGAAGGTAAATTCATCGTCGGCAAAAAAAGTACTCAGAACGTCGGCGACACTGGCGGAGAGGAAACGCACATCCTGACTTCACTCGAAGCCCGGCCTGGCACGCTGACTGTGACCAGCGCGAATATGAACAAATGCGACGGCGGGAACTCCACCGAAAACCTGCATGACCTTACGCTCAACGGAGTGCAAATCGGCGGGCACGTCCATGACGGCGCAGACATAACCAACACGGACATCCCGCTTGGAACTGGCACGGCCAACAATGCGCATAACAATCTCCCGCCGTTCATCGCACTGGTCGCCTACATAAAAACCTGATCCGCGTGCGATGCCATCCCAATACAGGCTAGTCCCCGTACGACCCCTTTCGGGCCTGTTCGATGTACGGTCACTTCCGGACGACGTTTCGGCGGGCAGTTTCGTCCTCGTTAAGAACGCGTCAGTTCGCGCGATCGGACGAAGATGCCGGCGTGGCGGATGGACTAAACTCTTCACCGATTACGGCTCGAACAATTGGGACCTGCACGATCAGCTGATCGACCTTCAGGAATATTATTTGGGGTATTCAGCCTTCCTCAGCGGCGGTGGGCAGTTCGACCATTACGCCTACTCGTACTATCATCCAACCGGATATCACGCTGGCTTCAGCCTGTTCTCTGCGGACAGCCTGAATCATCTCGGGAACCCGTACACGGGCGGATACAACCTTGGATTTACCCCTAACGCCTGCTGGGCCTACTTCTTCTACCCAGGCCCGCCGTTCGCGTACTACAGGACCATGTGCCACATGGGGGCCCCGGGCTATGATCTGCCAGGGTATCCGTACGGGCCCTACGTGGGCATTTACGATCCAGTCTTCGGTTACACCTCCGATTACTGCGGTGATGTCCCGCTCTTGCGCTCTGGCTGCCGTGAAGCCATCACTTACCTCGCCGAGTTCAGGAGCCCGCGAAATTTCCGCAAGCTGTTGGCTGGAACCAAGAGCCGCTTGTACGCGCTGAACGAGCGCACGGGCAACTGGCGGATCCTGGCCGACGGGTTGGGGGGAACAGTGGATCCGGCGTTGGATTGCGCGGGCTGCTCCCAGCGCCGGTTTCTCTCCGCGCAGCTGGATTCGATCATGGTGTTCACTAACGAATTCGATCCGCCGTTGTATTGGTATTTCGACGATTCGGCGCAACCTGGAGACGGAAGCAATTGCGATCTGTGGAGCGCGCGACCGATCCCTGACCTGCAGGACCTGAACGTGACCAAGGTCGGATGCGTGTGCGAGTTCAAGGGCTTCATGTTTCTGGCCGACGTTGAGCAGGACGGGGCTTATTTCCCGCACCGGGTCATCTGGAGCGATTTCAAGAATGCGATCAGCTTCATTCCGACAACCGATTCTTTGGCCGGATTCCAGGACATCGGATCGGGAGAACGCATTCTCCGCATGGAAGTGCTGGGGGATTACATCTATCTCTACTCCGACCAGGCGATTCACCGCGGCTCCCTGGTTTCCACCGGCGAGACGTTCAACTTCGAGCAGATCTATCGCGGGCAGGACGCCCTGAAATACAAGTTCAGCTTGGTCAACACCGGCACCGAGCATTTCTATCTGTCCGCCGACAAGCTGATGCTGATGACGCTGTCCGACGCCAACCCGATTGAAGTCCCCTGGATGCGCGCCACCAGCAAGCTGATCTTCGAGGGCATCGACCAGTTCGAAACGACCTACGGTATCCTGAACAACGACCAGTGCGATCTGGTCACCGGCGGCTACAACGCGATCCTGAAAGAGCTTTGGTTTTCGTGGCCGACCGATGAAAACCTCTGCCCGAACGTGTCCGTGGTTTTCAACCTGACGCGCGGGCAGGAGGCAGCGGACCTGGTGGATCACGGCTTCACCGCGTTCTGCGTTTATGAATCTGACCGGCTCCCGACCGTTGCTGATTGGCTGGTTGAACTCGGCGTCTGCGACCGCAGCGAAATGCCGCCGACGATCAAGGAAGGCGACCCGGCGTCTGATGACGTGGAGCCCACGTCCAGCCCGACGAGCATCTGGAACGAGACTGAGAATCCCGATCTGCCGGCAAGTCCGGAATCACTCTGCGCGGTACTGGCCAACAAATACCCGGAGGATTTTTGCAAAGGCTGCGTCGGGATCAAGCGATTCGTCATGGCCAGCGCTGTGGATCGGGCGCTGAAGGAATACGCCGACGGGCTTTATTACCGGGAGATGATTGAGAATTCGCTCTACGTCCTGAACCCGTACGACACGATACTTCAGAGCGGCGCCGAGAACGTCGGGCTCGATCAGGAGAAAGTATGCAAAGGGCTGAAGGTCGAGTACAAGGCCGAACCTCAGACCACGCCGAGCACACTGCTCGGATGGCTTGGATACGGAGCGGAGGCCTCCTGCATGCGCTTCAAGAACCTTCGAATCGTCAATCCGGACATGACGACGGATAATGGGGTCCCGCTCAGATGCCTCACGGAATTTTCGGAAGCCCAGCACGACGCGAATAACACGCGGGCTTCGATGCCCGGTTATTTCAATGCCGCCGTGCGCGGTAGGTTTCTCAGCTATCGTTTGGCAATTAGAGGCCGCGGCGGTGGCGCCTGTTTTTCGATGATTGGGTTGGATATTGCCAAGGCTGAACAGTGATCAGACGGAAGCCCAGCACAGCATATCCTATCAGAGCCAAGCAAAAATCCAGCCCATCCCAACGTAATCCACCCGAACACATCACATCAAAGACCGATCTAATCGCAGCAGAACAAGACCGATCCCAGCCCAGCACATTAAGCGGTCAGGATTTTGAAACCCACAACCGCAAATCTTCCATAGGTCGGCCTGAAATCACCGAACCCGATTAGCCTTCCAGCCATCGCTACCGTTTCCAACAAAGCATCTGCATCGACGTACTCCGGTAAATTGACCTGAACGTGAAACGTCACTGTCCACCCTGCTCGCATGGCTGGGAAGCATCGCGTAATCGAACTGCGCTGAATCGTTACGCGGCATCTATGTTCATAATCCCAGTCCTTCACTCCAAGTGTTGCCAACGGAGGCGAAACAACAATTGCCGCCTTGAAAAGATCCATCGCGCTTTTTCGAGTGCTACGCGGGTCTTGCCTGAACTTGGACGCATTCACGATGGATGATCGCAAGTAAGTGTGAGGAAGACAGAGAAGTCCTTGTTCATTGCGATAAACGAACGTTTCCAAATCGTCAGTTTTTCTCTGCTTTGATCCTTTCTTGGATGCCGCCTTCTCTGCCACGGCCTCGCAATTCCATCGGTGAAACAAAAGATCCGCGATGCCTTTTAGCTGCACTTCAGCGATGTATGGTTCGCTCAAATTGATTAGCCGGTTCGCACCGTCCGTTGGCGTGGTCCCTCCAATTGCTCCAATGATTACTGGTTTCATAGCTCAACCTTGAAAGCGCTCCTTCCCCCGAAAGTTAAGGCGGTGGAGTCTGGAGACCCGACCCAGACGGACGAAGGAGCAAAGTATGTTTGTTCGAATCATCGGCCTTAAACGATGTGGCTTGATCTCATCGTACGATTGGCCCACTGTCAAGACTGAATGAAAAAGAACTCCCATCCCGGTTTCAGGGCGGTCGCCTCCGATATTGCCAAGAAGCAAGGAATCTCAACCAAACGCGCTGGAGCCATCTTGGCTTCTTCGGGTCGGAAGGCCAGCGCCTCAGCCAAAAGAAAAAATCCCCGACTCCGTAGAATACGCGGAGGATACTAATGGCCACCGCCGCTGACGTTGTCCGAATCGCACGCCGCAGCGAAGCGCTGAAAAGCCTTTCGTTGGGAGACGCCCCGCTCATTGACGTGACGCCGTTCGCGCGGTTCCCGGAGATGCAGAAGGCCGTGCTGGATTTCAACGAGCGGCAGAAGCTGTCCTACGACCGGCTGAAGAATCTTCTGGCCGAGGCTTTGCTGGCCGCCAGAGACGTTCCGCCATGATGGACATAACGCACCGGGACCAGATCGGTGACCTGCTCAATTCAATGGAACTGCATGGCGACGGAGCAGAGATTGGGGTGCTCTATGGGGAGAACGCTGAAAAGATCCTTCAGCGATGGCAGTGCGCCCGATTGTTCCTGGTCGATCCATACGTCCGGTGGCCCGATGATGTCTATACCGACTGCACCAACATGGTCGATTACGAGGAGGCCAGGCGTCTGGCTGTGGCAAGACTCCAGCCCTACCAGAACAAGTTCTTCATAAGCGAAACCTCCGAGCAGGCCTCCAGGATGTTCGCCGCCGAATCGCTGGATTTCGTGTATCTGGACGCCAATCACAACCTTGAAAACATCACCCGGGACATCCGCCTTTGGTGGCCGAAAGTGAAGCCAGGCGCGATCTTTGGAGGGCACGATTATTACGACAGGGATGATCCGCACTTCAAATGCGGGGTCCAAACTGCGGTGACGAAGTTCTGCGAGAAGGAGAGTTTGAAGCCGGTCCTCTGCGAGTGCCTGTCTTGGTTCGTGAAAAAACCCATTGCGGCACCGCAACTTAAAGCGTAAGGATTGATCATGCCTGGTAATAGCATCCCTGGTGCAATCGCTGGCGCCTTCAGATCGGATCGTCCGGACATTCGCTACACGACCGTCGATCCGTCGCGACAGGCCAGGCTCAACAACATCTGGAACGAGTACGATGTCGGCGCTTCACCTGCCGGCAAATCGGATTACCTGGCCGCCTACGCAGCGAATACTCCTGAAGCCCGGCGGATCGCTTCCGGCAACCTGAACTTTCTGAACCAGTACGCGACCGGCGCTTACGACCCAACCAAGTCCTACGCCGACATTCTGCATCTGAACCAGGACGCGCTGGGAAACTTTCTGATCAATCCTGCCCTGAACGAATTGGTTCGGCAACGCAAGGCGGCTCAGGCGCGCGCCGGATACGGCAACCAGGGGACCGGAACTTACGATCAACTCCTCCAGGACCGTACTCTCCAAGCATTGGCATCCCAGGCCGTCCCGAACCTTCTCGGATATTCGACAGCCGCCTACGGAACGGCCGGGAATCTGGAACAACAGAACCTCCTGAACCGGCTCGGAATCATCGGCAGCGGCGAACAGTACCGGCAGTTGGACATTCCGGCCTTGCGTTATCTCGAACCTACCCGCCTGGCCCGATCGGATGTCGCGGCGAATCTCGGCCTGCTCAAGGACGTGGCCGGCCAGGAGGACCTCAACCGTGCGTATTACCGGCAGCCGGGCCGCGCGGAACGCATCGCGCGCGGGTTCAACGAAGTCCAGTCCGGCATCTACAACGAAGTCTCTGACGTCCTGGATCTCTACGAGCGCGCGTACGGCAGCGGCATGCTGGGCGGTATGGGCGTTGCCGGAGGCGGTCCTGCCGGAACAAAGGGCGCCGGCAAGTGGATGTCGTCTGCTGCGGCAGACAGGGCCAACGCTGAAGATTTGAGCATTCCAGGCTACGAGTACGACAGCAGGCCGTACGTCGGTGGTGGAGGTGGGGGTGGGGGATACGGAGACATGCTCGCTTATTTTGCGAGGATGTACGGCACCCGAAGCCCATACACAATCCAAAATCCGTGGACATCGCCGACGCCAACAGCGCGGAATTGATCTATGGCAGCCTACGACATTCAACCCTTCGCCAGCACGCATCCGGCGATCGACGCCCTGTTCACGCGCGAATTCGCGCAGCGCCAGGCGGATCGTGAAGCGGCGGCCAGGGCTGCTGCAGGCTCCATAGCACGGGCGCAGATCGGCGCTCAGTCGCAGCTTGCCCAGGAGCAGTTGGAAGAAGCCAGGGCGAATCAGGACTACAACCGGTTGTTCAGGGAACGGGAGTTTGAGGCCAGACAGGATGCCGAGAAAGTCCGGCAGAGCCAGATCGACCGGCAGCTCAAGCTTTACGAAGCTGATCCGGAGAAAATCAGGATTTCCTCAGTCAACGCCGCGGCACAAGCCGCCGCAGCCAGGTACAAGGCCGCGTACGACTCTGCCTTGGAGACTAATCTTGCCGCACAAAAGGAGGCCGACAGAAAATCAATGTGGTTCAACGGCCTCTGGCCCGGCTCGATGAAGGAACTCGAGGATACATGGGCTGATCCGAACAATCCGAAGCGGCTCAAGGTAGAGACGGACACCTACAACAGCGTGCTCAGAAAGTTGATTACTGACAAAGACAAAGATCTTCAGCTCGTCATTCCCGACCCAAAGACCAAGACGTTCAGACCGGCCCAACTGGACGCATCTGGTAATCTCGTCATACCGACCAACAACCCGGCTGCTCTTGGCGTGACCACAAATGCTGTGCCCACTCCGGTTGGTGTTCTTCCGGAGGACCAATCGATCACTGTCCGGGATCTTCCGGCTCCAACGACTTCAAGCAGCGGCGTTGGAGATATGTTCAAAGCCGTTATGGTCGGTGCGATGCCGACGGTGTTCGGCGCAACCGCCACGCCGACGACAACAACGACCGGTGCACCTGCCGCACCTGCCACGCCTTCGGTCGAATATCTGAGTCCCGGAGTTCGCGCTGTCCGTCATGCAGCCGGTCCAAACCGCGACGTGCTCCTCCTTCCAGAAGATTCAGCGATCATCGTCCGCGAGCTTCCGATGGTCCAGGGAGGTGACAGGCAGAAGGCAATCGCGTACCAGGTGATGGTCGATCAATTCGTCAAAGCCGGCAGGGGAAGATATGTTCCAAGGGTCGGCGCTGCAACCAGCCCATTAACAATTCCCTGATTGAATGCCAGACACCCTGGACCTGGAGAGGATCGGGCGATTAGCTGGAACCGTCGAGGGGACCGCGATTGGATCTGACCAGGAACCCTCGCTCACCGGTGTTCCTGAACCTCCGCCTCCTCCCGCCCCAATCGATCTTGACGCGATCGGGCGCAGCGCCAACTTCGACGAGGCCTTAGCCAGGGATCAGCGCAGGCAGGATCTTTGGCAGCAGAAAAATCTCCTAGCCACCCAAACCGCCGTTCCTGACCTGGTTATGCGGTTTGATCCATTGGGCACGTTCTTCCGGGGGCTTCGCGGTCTTGGCAACGTAGCCGCTGGCGCAGTGGAGGACATCGGCCTTGGAGCAGCCTATCCGGAAACAGGTCAGCCCCCGACTCTCGAGAACGTCCGGAGCGCTCTCACGACATACGAACCGACACCTCTGGAGCGGGATCTTCAACAGGTTCCCGGTGTTTCCGCGGCCCTGACCAGGGGAGGCATCTCGGCCGTCAAAACCGCCCCAACGCTCGCAGCCGGAGCTGTGATCTCCGGCGTCACGAAGCTGCCGCCTGCCGCCGTTTATTCCGGCCTGTTCGGAGCGGAAGCCTACGAACGCACCGGGTCCGAATATGAAGCTCTCAAGGCGGCGACCATCGGCGCGCTGTACCCGCTGGTCGGGACCTGGGTGAAGCCGACGGCCGCGACTTTGATCAATAAGCTTGGCGCTTCCGGAAGCCCAGTCGCGCAGAAAGCCATCGAGACGGTCGTCGACCAGGCGCTCATGCAGGCCGCCACCCAAGTCATTAGCCTGCCCGAGTACGCAGAGATGGTCAGGCAGGGAAAGGACGACCAGATCGCCGATGCCATAGCGGAGAACGTCGGCAACATCCTCCTGTTCGCTGTGCCCAGGGTGATCGGCTATGCGCGCGGGCACCCGGCCGAGTACGAGCGCGACATCCTGATCGAGACAGATCGGCTGAAGCGGGAGCTGCAGAAGGTCAATTTCAGGAACCTTCGGGAAACATTGCAGACATTGGAGGTTCCCGAGGAGCGCACTGCGGCTGCTATGCGGGCTGGAGTAATCCCGATTCGGCCAGCAGGCCCGCCCGCCATTCCTGAACCGCAAAGAGAAGTTCTGGAACGGGACTTCAGGCGCGCGCTGAGGCGGGATATTCCAGCGGCTTCACCACTGCGCCGACTTGCCGCCCAATTCGCTCAAGAGGAAGTTCGAACGCCGGTTGGAATTACGCAACCGACACCAACAACAACGGAGGTTCCAAGTGCCGTACACATCGAAACAGAAAGGCCTGTTCGGACTGTGCAGCAGCCCGGAGGGACGACGGAAGGCGCGGGGAAAGTGCCCGCCGATGTCGGTGGCGCGGAAGCTGGCGCACGAGGCGGCGGGGTTGCCCGTGAAGAAGTCGTCCAGGTCCCGCTCCCGGAAGCGAAGGAAGGCGACATCGTAGAGCTCTACGGTTACGTCGGGCAATACACCAAGGACGAGAATGGGCGTCCGATCATTCAACTGAGTGACGGCCGGATCGTTGAGGCCAACGAACCCGTCAAGTTGCGCCTGACCGTGACGCAGGACGGGAAGATCATCTGGAAAGGAAACGTTTACGAACCCGCTGTTGGCGGAGGCAAACCGTGGCGCAACGCCTACAACCAGGCCACCGGGAGGCTGAAGATCCGGAGGGTGGATGGATCCGGAGGGGTGACATACTTCATTGGCCCGTCGTCAGATTACATCGTCACCCGGCTGAACGCGCTGTATCCGCCAAAGCCTCTGGCCAAGCCGTCTAAAGTTCCTCGACTCACCGAGAAGGAAACAACGGCCGATGCTGCTCTGCCGGGAGAGATCGAGAACGTGGACACGCCGGTTGACGAGTTCATCTTCAACACCGGTCTCGCCAGGGAACTCGCCGAGAACAAGGCGGCCAGGATGGAAGTCAAAAACAACCAGGCCATCGATCTTCCTGAGTTTCCTCTGGAACGGATGCGGCGTCATCCGGCTCCTCAACCGCACAGTGGCGACATCAAGCCCGCGCGGATGCTCTACAATCCGTCTGGTGCGTCCGCCGGGTTCCTGAATTTCCTGCGCGGGAAACATTACTCGTACCGGATTCCGTTATCAGAACTTCCAACTGGATCGTGGGGCAAACTTCCTGGGGGCGCGTGGTTCGACAAGCGGGCAATCCTCGCCTTTCTCTCCAACAACGAGCGCAGGTTTGCTAACCGGAACGCTTCCGGTGAAAACGAATACTTCACCAGCCGGGACATCGACACGATCAGGGGCGTTACTACCAAGACACCGGCCGGGACCGTGCCTCAGCCAGGGAGACCGCGCACGACTGTAACCGGAAATGTAAGCCTTGATCAGCCGGCTGGAGAAGAAGGAACGGTCGGCAACATCGTAACCGCCGAACCGCGCTATATCAGCCGGATGTCCGGCATCGTCAAACGGACCTTTGACAACCTCCTGAAGGATCATCCGGAGCTGTTCAACGATCTTCTGGACAAACCGGCGGAACAGTTGAGCGAAGAATTTTGGGGCAGAGTCCGAGCAGCGATCGCCGCCCAGAAAGAATTCCAGATCGATCCCAAAAGCAACATCACAACGCCTGAAAAACAGGCCCAGGCGATCGATCTCATGCTCAATGAACTTCGGGTAAGGAAGGAGACGCCGGGAGGGTTTGGGGAGCAGGGAATGATCGGCAGAGGCGTGACTCCAGAATTGGCGCGAGAACTTCTTCCGTTCTTCGATCTGCTGAAGTTATCCGATGCCGAGCTAAAGGCTTTGGGTAAGAAAGGAACATTTGGCCCGGAACCGCCTGAAGGTCTTTCGCACGCAGAAGCCGCCGTTGAATCTGTGGCCAATGGAGAACGCATTTTCGGGTACGTGGAATTGGGAACAGAGGTAGGCGCCCGAGAAGGGCTGAGACTCGCGCAGGAGTTGGGATTGGTCCTTGAAAAAGGAACGGACAGATTCGGTAAAGGCAACGTCTATTTCTATAAGCCGGAGAACGCCGCTGAAGCGAAGCGTAGAATGGCCCTGTTGAACGTCGCCAGATACACGCGGGAATTGATGCCAGCGTGGGGATATCTGCACGGCGCGATCCTCGGTTATAAGCCCGAGGACATAGCGTGGTTTTTGACGCGCCATCCGCTTAAGGACTATGCCAGAGACAACATTGCAGGCGCGAGGGCAGTGATGGATGAGTTGCAGCGGGGAGTGAGCGAGCGCGGCGCATTAATTCCGACCGTGAAAATTCAAGGGCGCGGCAACGTGCCAATCGCAGGATTTGATCGTGTCGATAATCCGGAACGTTACATGGCCTGGTTAAAGGCCAAAGGTCTGAACGAACAGGAGGTAATAAAAGCGCTCGGAGACCTCGCATTACAGCGTGAATTTTTTGAAGATTCTGTGACTCGCGGACCGCAAGAGGCGAACCTCCAAGATGCCAGAAGGTTGGTCGATGATCCAAGAAACGGCCTTCCCGATGAATCCAAGGCCGTGCTCAGGGCCATGCTGGACTCGCCGGTCATGCAGTATTTCACAGCGCGCCCGATCCGGTTCAGGCTGGTGGATTATCTGCGAAACCTTGACGCGCGCTACGATACGGCCCGGCAGCTCATCGAGATGACCCGCACCGGCGATCCCTTGAGCGGCGCGCATGAGTTCTTCCATCCGTTATTCGAAATGCTGAAGCAGGAGGATCTGAACAACCTGAAGCGTTGGCGCGACGAGGCCATTGCCAGCGAGATGAAGACGGCCACCGGAAAGGATCTTGAGGATCTGAAGAAACTGGCCGCATCCGAATATAGCGTTCGCCAGTTCATTGACGCAGGCATCAACCGCGAGCTGTATCGGTACTCCAGCGTGGAAGAGTATTTCGCGCACATGCTGACCGAGCGCTGGAACCAGGAACGCATCGGGGTTTGGGGCCAGGCCAAGGATGCGATGGCAGCTCAGGACGGTTTCGTTGCGAAGGTGAAGGAGCTGATCCGCGTCATCATTGAAGCGATCAAGCGCAGTGTTCCGGGTCTTCGCACCCAGGCTGACGCTTTGCGAAAGCAGATCTTGTCGGGCAATTACGACGTGCTGCCGCCCGACGGAAAACTCCGGGATCCACAGGCGATGCTTGAGTCGCCGGAGAAGATCGAAAAGTTCCTGGAGCCGCTTGAGGAAACCGAGACGCCGGAGAAGTTCCATGAGATTGCGTCCGTGCTCAACAAGGGCCTGATCAACCCGGAGGCGGCTGGTCGGTTCGCAGCTTTGCCTGAGGGCGTCCGCGAAGAACTGAAGGATCTCTACGGCGGCCGCATCGCCACGCACCAGGAAGAGGCCGGGCCATCGTTCCGCGAAGTCATGCGGAACCCGGACCTTACACCGGAGGAGAAATCCGATTATTCCCGCTATGCCCTCATGGAGTGGCAGGGCTTCAAGGCCGACGAGGAGAAGATAAAGAACCGGCTGGCAACGGCGAACAGGAAGCTGGAGCAGTTAACTCTGGACGCCATCGAAGCCATCCCGGAAACGAACGAGGCGGAGGTGCGCGCTACGAATTCCCTCGGACAGGTCTTGGATAAAATCAAGGAAGAGCGTGAGAAGACAGCAGAAGGCGCTCAGGTCAATGAGCGCATACGTGAAGGGATTGACCATCTGGATGCGCTCAATGATCTACTGAGATCGCCCGTGGGCATGTCGCACGCATTGCGCGACATCAGTGATCTTGTCGGCAGAAGGGCCCTGACCGAGGAACGGCCCGGCGAAGAAGTCCTAGAACTCATATCCGCGCGCAGCGGATTCGAGGGCGGCGTGTTCGCGACGCCGGCCGAATGGGTGAGGGCGCTCGCTCGGCACTTGGACCGCATGCGCGATCCCGACGGGGACAACGTCATAGCGGCGAGCGAGGACGTCATCGAAGCAACGCTCTGGATGCTTCGGCAGTGCGGCGATTGGAAACAAGAACTCCTGGAAGCGCGCATGGCCGACGACGGTACGCTGCGCCGGTTCAACGCGGAATACCTGAACGACCTTCGGGCCCGGGTTCCGAGGGGTTTTGACTCCATCCTGAGGCAATATGCCACGGCACAGGTCGAGGCCGACGCGCTACGTTCCGCCTCCAATCGTCTGAACCGAAAGATAATCAATCTCGAGGAGCGCCGAAATAACCTGCAACAAGGCGTGGAGTTCATCAACCAGCATGCCACCGACCCAACCCTCAAGGATTTCGAGAAGGCCATGCAGGAGACGACTGGCGCGATATCTGGCATGGAGCGAACCGATGACGGATGGATCGTGAAGCTGAAGCATCCGCTGACCGGGAACGAAGTCAGGTTGAATCTCGGATTTGAAAAGGGTGAAAGCCAGGAAACGCTGAAGATGATGGCACAGTTGGCCGAGGCAGGTCTGGAGTACGGTAATCGTCCAGACGCAGATCCGCTCAAGGCGGCATGGTGGCGGCATTTTGAGGAGAACTTGTATCACCCGCTGATGGCGTTGAACCCGAACTTCGACATCCTGAAGGACCCGATTTTCGATCCGATCAAGGAAATCACCAAGCTGAAATACTTCCTGCTGGTGGAAAGCAACCTGTCCAAGATCCCGGGAATCCTTCCGGCGCAAACCACCCGCGCCCTTGGGGCTTTTGCCTCCGCGGTCAAAACCGAATACGAGATCGCGCGCGTGTTCAGGAACCGGATGCTCAACGACAACCTGATCGCCCTGCGCTCGCACACTAACGGATTGAAGGACGACGTCAAGACGCTGCGGCAATGGCGCGATGAAGTGGCCGGGCCGATCATCGATTCGATGCAGCACTTCGGGCAGATCGTTTATCGGGAAGGCGACCGAATCGGCGGATGGGGCCACGTCATCACGGCCGAGGACATGAAGGCCGTAAAGAGCCAGTACGGCTACGACCAGCGCCTGATCAAACTGAGCGGCGGGGCTGAGAAGATCCCGGCTGTGCGCGAGTTCCAGACGATGGTCAAGGAGCCTGCCGTGCCCGGGCGCAAGGAGCGCAGCATGGATGTCCTGAGGCTCGCGCTGTCCAGGGGCCCGGGAACAACAACCCGCTACCTCACCGACGAATCCAGGGCGCTGCCGGCCCAGTGGAAGCTGGCTGTCGAGCGGAACAACGTGGACACGTTCCTGAACCAGAACGACAACTTCATCAAGTTGGTCCTGGGCCATGTCCTTGAAGACGATCGCGACTACGTGATGCTCGGCAAGGGACGGTTCGCCAGCGATTACAAACGGATCCGGCAGGATGAGCAGGAGTTGATGGCAAACAACCAAATGCCGACCAACATCCAGGACCTGTCGCAGTTCGTCGCCGATCTCCACAACATGCACCTGGGGGAAATGGAGATGCCGGCCACCGCCGGGGATGTCCGGAGGGCCCTGATCGAGGAAGTCTCAGGCTACATGCGAAAGATGCAGGAGGATAACGAAAAGAAGGAGACCTCGGCCAGGGTCGGGATCGTCTCCTACGAGAACGAATACACCCAGGCGCGCGGAGGCAAGGTGGCGCCTGGATCCCTGTATCGCTACGGGATAACCGACCCGATCGATGTGATCCGAAAGGGGAACAACGCGCTGGAACCGTATGTGGTGCGGGTTCGTGATTACCTGAAGCTGGTGGAGAACGCTTTGCTGGAGGAGAAAAGGAAGCTGCTGGGAACGCTGAACGAAGTCTACGGAAACGAATCGGTGGGAACGCGGATGAAAGCCGCGAAGGTGGTCACAGAAGGAATCGGTGAAGAAGGCCCGTCGTTGCTCCAACGCCACCAAATGACGCTCGAGGAACTCAATGCCAACATTGATCGGGTTGGAAAACTTCTCGGTAATTTCAACGACATCATCCGCAGGCGCGAGGAATTCTACGGAGACGATCTTATCAGCCAGTTGGCCAAGCCCATGTTCGACGCCTCAGTCGGAACGGTGCTGCTTTCGCCAACGACATGGATTGTTAACCGGGCATCCGGCGAAGTGACCTGGGCGATGAAGCTGGCCGAAGTCATGCGCGGAGGCTGGCTGAGGGCAGGCCCCACGCTCCTGAAGAATCACGTTAAGACGTTCATGCGCGCCGTGCAGCGGCAGTTTGTTCCGAAGACCGACCGCGAACGGATCATGAAAAGCCTGATGACCGACGCGATGGAGCCTGTGGCCGAACAGTTCACCGGTCTGCTTGCGGACATTCAGGACTGGGAACAGATGCGAAGATCAGGGGTCATCGACGCCTACGATTACAAGGACGCGCTTGGTTGGGACAGGGAACGGCCGTTGCTCCAGAACCTTCGCGGATCGCTGGATGCGCTGCGGGACATCCGCGCCGAGCCGAACCTGAGCCTGCGCTCCGAAATCTTTGGCCGGCTGGGAATGCTGCCAAGGGGATGGGCCGCGCTGTGGCGCAAGGTTGGAATGCGGCAGGTGGATAATTCGATCAACGTCCAGGCAATCGCCATCAGCAACTCCATCGCCGACATGCTGCGCAAGAGGGCCATCCGATCCTTCGACGCGCGCCTGGAATCCGATCCAAAGTTTCGGCAACTCTACGAACAATACGGGAACAACTTCAAACAGTTCTCCCTGCACCTGCTGGGCGAGCATCATCTCGGGATCATGCTTACCCCGGCCGAGCTGACTGGCCGGTACAACCCGCTCAACGTGCGGAAGGCCGCGGTGATGATCCGGCGGATGTTCACGCGAAACAATGATCCGGTGGATCTGGTGATGCTGAAGTATTGGTGGAACCAGAGGAACGCGAACGGGGACCGCAACGCGGCTTTCATGACACCCGGCCAACGGTGGGCGCTCCAGTTCACATTGGCCGAAGACGCGAACATGGCCACGCCGAACACCCGGCCAACGTTTTTCATGGGCAGCAGGGAGCGGCAGATGCTTGGAGTCTTGAGCCAATGGTGGCTCTGGAACACGGATAGGATGCGGGATTTGTATTCCAAGGTTCGCGGCCAGAAGACCTACGCCGCCCGTTACCTGCCCGCCGTGTTCGGGTTCCTGACGGCTACCGCAGTAGCCTCCCTCTTTGGAACGACGGCAGGCCAGAAGGTGAACCAGGCGCTCTACAATACGCTGGCCAACACGCCCGGGTTTTGGGATGCGGAAACGGACGAAGAACGGCTGAAGATCCTGACCTCCATATCTGCGAATTATTGGGGAATGATCGGCAGCGCGATCAAGATGTTTACCGATACGCCCGGGAAGCTCGGATACCGGAACCCGGTCTTCCTCTACAATCTTGCGACCGACCTGGCCGGAGCGGCTGCGAAGATGTGGCAGAGCGGGGATTACACGGGCCCGACGCTGGATCTGCTCGCGCGCTACAACCCGGCTCTGCGCGCCGTCATCAACCGGTTGCCGGGCCGCGAAGGTCTGGTTGATCTTAGGAACGCCAGCAATGCGCTCAGGGCAGCCACGCCGGATAGCCTGGAAGCGCGGCGCAGGCAGCCAGCGTCCGGAAGCGATATCAGGGCCACGCCGATGACCCCGCTTTACAACGCCATCCTGAATGCGGCGATGGCCGGTGATTGGGGCACGGCTGACGAAGTCTTTCAAAGGGCTGTGGCCCAGGCAACGGCGCTCGGAATCCCGAATCCGGAACAAGCGATCGTATCCGCCATCCGGACCCGAGCTCCGGAATCTGCAGTGTTTTCGCGCAGGCTGACCGATGAAGAACGGGATCTGGTGTATTCCCGGCTGAAACCGGCCGGCAGGGAAGCAGTGGACAAGGCCAATTCGGCTTTCGAAGAACTTGCGAGTCGTTACGGTGGGGGTGGAGGCGGGGCGGCAGGGGGTGCCAGAGCGGCGATTGCCGGTGCTGGAGGGTTACGTGCGGGTCTGCCACGGTCGGCAGCGCTGGGAGGGTTTATAGCGGGACCTGGCGTGGTTGGACTGGGCGGCCAAGGAACGCTGTCGCTGGCACCGAGGCCGGTTCGGTCATCGTTCAGGAGCCGGTCATTGGCCAGAGGGCGGCGAACCAGGAACCTGCTCAGGCCTGTTCTGGCAAGGCCGCGGGTGGGTCGGAGGCTCCGGAGGCTGGCGCTTTAGAATTACTTCCGGATTGATCAAATACATGATCAAACACAGCCGCATGTCGATGTGCAGCAACCAAACGAATCCGATCAGCTGTGAGATCACAATAAGCGTTTCTCGAAGGGTGTAGTTTTTCATAAATAGACCATCATGCCCCGAACGCCTTCTCGCCTCTCGAATAATCCACAGCGCATTGAATGCAGATCTTCTTGGGCTGAGGACCGCCTTCGGGAAACTTGTCTTTGAAGAAGACCGGCTTGCCGCACACGAAGCATTTGCCTTCCGCATCGGTCTCGGCCATCCGATGATCGACGCAGAGATGCCAGTCGCACTTGGCGCACTCCTCGACTGAGAGGACTTTGATGTTGTGCTTCTTGAGTGTCTCGGCGATTTGCTTTCGATTCATAAAATGAAAACTGTCCTCATCTACGTCCTGTCGTCCAAGAAGGAACCATACCGGAAGATGATCGATACGGCGATGGAAACATGGGACGCCGAACCGTTGGAAGGGACCCGGACCGTGTATTACACCGGCAGACCAACCGGCGGGGACACCGATCGGATCCTTTCCTTCTCGGTTCCGGACGAGTTGAACTTCGTCGGGCGCATCACCCTGGCTGCATTCGCCCACGCGTTAAAGACCTGGCAGTTCGATTACCTGGCCCGCCCGAACATAAGCTGCTATGTCCGGAAGAGACTCCTGCTGGATCATTGCCAGTCCCTTCCAGAGCGCGGTGTCATGCAGGGTATCGTCGCCCTGCCGACCTACCATTGCCAGGTGCTTCGCCCATTCATGTGGGGCGGCGGGCAATACATCATGTCGCACGACGTAGTTGAAGACCTCGTCGGCCAGCAGGCCAAATGGCGCCACACCCTGATGGAGGACGTCGCGATGTCGGAGCTGGCCCAGGACTGCGGCCACGTCCTGTCCAACGGAAAGATGTGTTCGATCAACAAGACGGACACCGGATGGAACGTCCTGTCCTACGGCGGAAAACCGGGATTCGACTTCGTGGACTGGGGTGACGTCGCCAAAGCCGACGACCAATATTTCTTCCGGTGTAAACACGATCCGGACAGAAGCGTTGACGCGCTGGTGATGCGTTTGTTAAAACAGCACCTACCGCCATGAGAGAAATACAACTTTCGCAAGGACAAGTCGCCATCGTCGATGACGAGGACTTCGAGGTGCTGGCACAGTACAATTGGTTCGCAATGAGAAACCCGTGGACTTTTTACGCAGCGCGGCAGACCGGTCACGGCAAAGGCAACCAGAAGATTCAAGGGATGCATCGGTTTTTGCTGAACGTGACTGACCCTCGAATACAGGTTCACCACCGAGATCATAACGGCCTGCACAACTGGCGGGCAAACATCGTCGCCTGCACGCATACGCAGAACCAGTGGAACAAAAGTTCTGCCAGAGGGTCGTCATCCAGGTTTCTTGGGGTTTACAGAACTCGGTGGGGATACGCGGCTGCTATCAAACAGGACGGCATAAGCACACACCTCGGGACATTCCCCGTGGAAGAAGATGCGGCTCGCGCCTATAATAGGGCGGCTCTCGAAAGACGCGGTGAATGGGCGGGGCTGAATCCGGTATGAATTCATTTATCAGCACAGTCCAAACACAGAAGGAGCAGCTCCAGAATGGATACTACCGGTCTGGTTCAGGGCCTAAAAAGATTCTGATTTTAGGGAGCTGCAGAACCCTACAGTTGTTGAACTATTTGGTCATCTGGAACCTCAGGTCTGGCAATCAACTGACCATTTACCGGATCGATCCAACCGACTGGCACTGGGACGAGAGCGGAAAAACGGTTGATTTCGAAGCGCGGATCAAAGCCTGCGAGAAGGACCCGAGGATCCTGGGAGTGTTGCAGTCGGCCGAGATTTACGTCCACGAATACTACGCCTGGTACGGGATGTTCAACTCGTCGAAGGAATGGGCGAAAAATATTTATCAGTTCGGCCTGAACCCGAAGATCGATGTTTGCCTTCCGAACTGGCATGACAGATTTCTGCTGTTCAACGACCAGGTTCAGTTCGATCAGGCACTGCGCGACATCATCCACGCATCGGGCATGACGCCGGAGATTTCGAAGCAGATGGTTGACCGCGGCCTTGCTGCCCTGGAGAAGTTCTACAATATCTGCACCCTGTCCAGCTTTCCGGAGATGGCCGATCACTTCAAGGAATGGTGGACGAAGAAGCGGTTCTTCTGGACCGGCAACCATGTGTCCAGGCACTTCACCCTTTACCTGTTCCGCCGGCTGAACGAGAAGTACCTGCTGCTCCCGTTTGATGACGCTTACTGGCAGTCGATTGATTCGCTCGACATCTTCGCAAGGCCGTGCACCGCGGTCACCCAGTTGGACGTTGACGGATACGGCTTGAGCTGGTCGGATCCGATTGAGCCGTTGAAGGTATGACCCTGGACTTTATCGCCTGCCAGGAGGGAACCGACCGGGCATCGAACGGGCTGCATGATTACATGCGGACCTACGGAGATCTGTTCCATCAGATCCGGTACGATCCGGTTGCGCTCTTGGAAATAGGCGTGCTCGGCGGGGCTGGGATACGCACCTGGGCGAGATACTTCGCCCATCCGTCGGCCAGAATCTATGGGCTGGACCCGCATCCAGAATTCTGCCAGCCGATCGAGGACGCAAGGGTCCACCTGTTGAACTGCCGCCAGGAGGATACGGAGAAGCTGAATACACTGCTTGGATTGACCGTGTTCAATATCTGTGTCGATGACGGGGGTCACTTCGCCTCGGCTCAGATCAAATCCTTCAACGCTCTCTGGCCTAGGATTGTTCCCGGAGGATTCTACTGCATCGAGGATCTGCATAGCCACGCCGCTCCGGAACTGTGCGATGCCGCCGAGAACATCATGGACTCCATGACTCGGATCGCCACGGAGATGCAGGGGAGGGGAGCCAAGGCGATTGGAAAGCCGGAACCGTCCGATCTGTGGTCGGACATCGACACGATCACGTTCCGGAAGGGGCTGTGCGTGGTTCGGAAGAAGGCGTGAACTACACCGCCTCCAGATTGTCCTCGAAGTATCTCTTGGCCACGAGCCATTGGTCGGCATGGTTCTTGGGATTTCTGGCGATCATGTCGCCTTCCTTTGGAGATCCTGCTTGTTTGTCCGGCTCGCTGATGCTAATGCCAGTCATGTCCTCGCCGGGCAAGTACGGTCGCAGTTCGCTCAGTCCTTTTCGTCGGTATTGTTTCCAAGTGTTCATGGTTTGGTTGGGGCGTTTAGGTTGGTGTCGATTGTGTTGGTCGTCGTCCAGCGCGGCAGATTCCGACCCGCCGCCAAAATCGCTTGGCGCAATGCTGCAAGGTCCGCCAGCGCTTCGGTAGCTTTCAATTCTGTCATCGTCTGTCGCGTGGCCAGGTCTGCCATGCCGATGTCTAGGTTTTCAACGCGTCGTTCGATGACGGCGATCTTCTTTTGAAGCATTAAGTCATGGAACCCGGCAACCACCATTGCTGCCCCGAATGCGATAAGTGTGACTGCGGTTTTTTCTGAGGTGTTCATTTCTTAGGCGGTTTGGTTTTGTCTTCGATACCGAGCTGCATGAAGTCAAAGTCCAATTCTTGGTCGCTCATCTTGTAGTATTCCATGCAGGTCATCACGGTGTTCAGGTAAGCGTCCACTACCTTAGCGGCGGTGCAAGCGGCTGAGATGTCGTTGTATTGAGGCTTGTTCACCGGGCGCAACTTCTCAAGATGCTCGCTGAGAATTGCCAGCACCTCGTCCATAGCTTTTATTCTTTTATCCATGAGCGTTTCGGATGGCCCGCTTTAGCTGAACTTGGGCCCGCTTCAAAGTCAATAGAGCCGGAGCACAGCTGAATCGCCGTCTCGGGACCGGCTTGTAGTTGCGCTGGCGCGGATGGAAAATCAGGCTGATCAGATATTTGTCGGGCAACCTGCGGCGCCATGATCGCGCGTACTCGCGCCTGGCATCCGGATTGCGCTGCCGATATTCGCGCTGCTGTTGAAGCCAATGCTCTCGGTTTCGAGCCAGCCAAAGCTGATGGTTTTTCCGCTGACGTTCCGGGTTGCGATCGCGCCACTCGCGAGCCATCTGCAAAGCGCGGTCACGGTTTTTTGATCTCCAAATAGCGACCCTGATTCGGGTCATCTCTTTTCTGCGCCGAAGTTTTTCAGGGTCTTTAACCACGTCGATTGAGTATCTCCTTCTCGGTTGATCGACAACGCTTGCACAGGAACTGCTTGCCGTTTCGAGTCAGTTCCACCTGCCAAATCGAGAACACGTCCCCGCACAGATCGCATGTCTCAAGTGTTTCGCCCACCGGGATGCCGATGAGCGGGATCTCGTAGCCGGACACTTCGACTATGGCGTGCTTCTGCGTCATTTCAATATCTCCTCCATCTGCCTGCGCTCGTCATCTCCGACTCCGGACCAGCTCCAAAATTGGCGGGCCACAGGCGCAGGGATCGGCGCAGGCTCAGTGTTGACGAAGTGACTGTTCCTTCCTTCCGACGCGTCGTAATAATCGAATGCGAAGAGGGCATTGAATTCGCTGAATGCCCGGTCCTTCTGCGCCATGATGTAATCCTCCAAGGGCTTCCCGTGTGCGCCCATCATGAACACCTTAAATTCCTGGAGCAGCCAACGCGAGGCCGTCATCGGATGGCGCCTCATGAACTCATGCTCCACCGGATGCTTCAGCGCGGCCTCGGTAATCCGCTGCCACGGCGTATCGGGAGTTCCATCCTTCTTCACCAGCACCGAGTAGGGCGTATACAGAATGGTCGGCTTCCCTTCAAAGAATAGATCCTCCGGGCGCACCGGCCTGGTGAACACCACGTCGGAATCCACGTAGGTAAAGAATTGCGCGTCTGAGTAGCAGTAGGCCCGCAGTTTCTCCACCTGTTGCCAGAGGTAGCGGTCCCCGCTTTCCCGGGTGAAGTGGACCTTCTCGGCCTTCAGGTTCAACGGAACCAGCGCATCCTTCTCCTCCTCGGGGAACAGGAGAACAACATCCCTGAATCCGGTGCAGAATTTCTGGATGGACCGGAGGCTGTACTTCAGCCACTCCACGTCCTTGGCGCAGCTTTTGATGAAGAGGTCGTTGGTCATGGCTGCTCCGTTCGTTCGATCTCCCCTACTATCTTGTTGTGCCCGTTCTCCGCTTCCTCCCAGGTCCGGTAGCGCGTCGTCATATGCTCGTTGCCATCGTACCCGAACACCATCGTCTCGAATACCAGGCCTTCGCTGCGAGGTCCCCATCCGTGATCAACACCCAGGAACACAGTGGACACTGTGATATTCCCGATCTCGGTGCGGGCGACTATCCGCTTTTCGGAATCCTGGAAACACTTCCCCCACTCCAATATACTCTCCGTCGGGATGACTTGACGCCCGTCAAGAATGAACATGCCGCATTCAATCGCGATCTTGTCGGGGTCAGTGAAATCGAAGTTCATTTATCCTTTCACCTGGTGCACTGCCGCGAACTTTCCAGCAGCAAGAAACTCAAGCCTCTCCTTCTCCGTGGTAACGCAATTGCCGTAGGCCGAGTAGCAGGCCGAAAGCCAGCCCACATGCTCGACGGCTTTTGGCCCGTGGTAGTTCCAAAGAGCCCTGCCCAGGGCAAGGTCGAATGCCGTGATACGCCGCGAATAACTCACGATGTCCAGATCGAATCCAGCGAAAATCTTGAGCAGGGCCTCGGTCTGATACACTGCCAACGATCCGTTGGGATAATAGGCCGACCCGGAACAATCCATGGGGTTCTTTCCGGAGTAGAACGACATTGGGATACCAGTCGCCTCTTGGAACTTCCACGCCTCCGAGATCACGCGCTTGGCGAACTCGCGGCCGCCGGCGCACACGTCCCAACATACGGGCGATCCGGCCGCACAGATCCCATTCGGATAGCGAGCGAAGAAATCGTCGAAGATCCACTGGTCGAAGCCGTCCCCACATACCCTGGAGTCCGACTCGACGTACAGGTAGTAATCGAGCTTTGCCGCCCTGGCGATCTCCAGCGCCTTGAAGAACACGAAATTATTGATCGTCCACCCCGGCCGCTTCCCTGAGAACTCCGGCCACTTGATTAACTGTGACGGGTTCCACCTGGAATCGTCGCTGAACAGGAACAGGGGATGGTGCGCCTTCGTTTTCGTAATGTTGTCGTAGAAGGCATCGCTGTTCAGAACGCCCTTCGGGGGGCAGTACGCAACAACGCCCAAGTTCAATCGATCCTCCTGCACTCCACCTTGTAGGGCTTTGTCGGTGCGAGCACCTTTAGCGCCTGGATGATGGCGGCTCCTTTGTACCGAGAAGTCTTCTTGTCCGCGCGCACCTTTAGAGGGACTTCGGCCGTGTCCCCTGCGCCATTGGTCACCGTGAAGATGTAGGGCACCAAGGCTCCGGAGAACGGCTCGGGTTTCGGCTTCTTCTCTTTCGGTTTCTTAGGTTCATTCGCCGGCTGATTCATCGGTTGCGCTTTTACCTCTGGAGGCAACGGTGCAAGCAGTTCCTCTGGATTAAGCGGAGGGGGCACGGCAGGCTGTAAAACCGGAGCAGGCGAAGCCCCGGTTCCAGGCCCAAGCGCTGCCGTGCCCACGATGGAATCTGGTTTCGGACCAAGCACCGCGAGGCCTCCGGTCTTCCGCCACGAATCAAACTCCGATGATGGGATCTTGATTAAATACTGTGAGCCATCGAATGACAGGCTCAACACATCGGCCCCGTCGTCGGAGACTGATAATACTTGGCACAATACTCCTTTGTGCTTCCCCGAGACGGCTTGCAGTATGTCTCTGAATTGGACTTGCATAGAATTAAGAACCGCACATGATCGTTGCGGAGGCCAGTTGATGCTGACCTCCGCAACTAAACACAACAACGAAAGGGTCGCTGTTATGCCTGCCATAAGATTGCCTGTCGGTTCGCAGTTTGGAAGACTTACCGTGATTGCAATCGCCGCCTCTATTCGCGGCGGAAACGGGAAATGTCAAAGCGCGAGCCTTTGCCGATGTGATTGCGGAAGAGAGGTTATTGTTCGGAACTACTGTTTGAGAATGGGCAGTACTCGGTCTTGCGGATGCCTTCTGCCTCAAGTCACAACTCAGAGATGCACAACTCACGGGCACTCTAGCAGGACCGGAATGACCAAAACCTACCATGCCTGGGCCAACATGATTCAAAGGTGCGAGAACCCGAATAACCATAGCTACTGTGATTACGGCGGTCGTGGAATCCAAGTCTGCGAACGCTGGCGGTCGTCGTTCGTTAACTTTCTTTACGATATGGGAGAAGCACCCGCCGGACTCACGCTGGATCGCCGAGACAACGATGGCCCATATTCGCCAGCGAATTGCCGCTGGGAGACAACACCGGAGCAGCGCAGGAATGGTCGCAAGATCATAACAGTTACGGTGCGCGGCGTTAGCGGCTGCCTTAAGGATGTCTGCTCGCATTTCGGAGTTAGTTATAATCGTGTCCGTGCTCGAATCCGAAGAGGATGGGAAACCGAAACTGCATTCTTCGCGCCGTTGATTATTAGGCGTTGGAGATGAGTCATGCAGCCCCCGGTAGTTTGATGATCGTTCCCTCGGTGGGCGGATCATCCTTTTTGTCCGCCTTCTCCACCACCTTCCTGAGCGCTTCGACGTCCGGCTTGGCGTACGCGTTGAACACCGCTGTAGTGGCCAACCCGGTGATCTGAGTGGCTTGCGGATATGACGCACCGCTGCCGACCAGCCGGGACATGAAGGAGTTTCTGAGTTTGTGGAATGAAAGGCCGGCGCATCCGTTCTTCTCGCAAAGCGTTTTGAACGCAAGCCGTTTCTGCGGTCCGGCACCGCAGGCTCCGCCGTTGACCGGATAGGTCATGGCCATGTCCGGGCAGACGTAGGCCCCCCATCCATTCAGGTTCGCGCCTTTGCACAGGCTCATCTCCTGAAGGACCTGGTGCAGATCCCCGCCCACATCGAACGGGCACACGGCTTCCTTTCCCGTCTTCCGGGTTTTGAACGGGAGATAGCGCACGTAGCATTCGTCCAGATGCACGTTCTCCCACTTCAGCAGCGCGACGTCCGAGTACCTCGCTCCGGTCCTGTAGGCCATGATCACCGCGTAGTACCAATACGTCCCCTTGGCCGCCGCCTTCAGTCTCTCGTACTGGGTCTCAGTGAAGATCTTCGCAGCTACTTTAGGCGGGGGCGGCACGCGGATGATGCTCGCGAATCTCTTGTAATCCACGAACTCCATTGCGTCGAGCCACAGAACGAAAGTCCTGACCTCCCTGAGCGTCTTATGGATCGTCCACGGCTTCGCTTTCCTGGCATGGGTCTCCGCCCAAAACTCGGCGAGCACCTGCGGCGTGAACTCCCTGGGGCCGAAGAACAGCGCCAGTCGTCGCATCTCCAGATCGACGATCTGAAGATGGCCCCACGACCAGCGATGTTTGTTCAGTTCCTTGTATTGCTCCACCCAGTTGGCGACGGTCGGGGCCTTGTTCGGTCCCAGTGGGGAGATGGGTTGTTCTTCGCTCATAATACTTTCCGAACTGTTGTTACCTGCATCACTCGAAAGCCACGCCACCCTTTGACTTTTTGCGCGGAGTTGAACTTCCTATACTCTCGTTCACCTTTTCGAGCTGCGCCTTCTGTCGTGTGAATCTCGATAACCGACCACTGTGAGCCGTGAACGTGTTGCCCTTCCAATTCAAACCTCACAGATTTAGTGCTCATAGAGATATAAGCAGTTTCATTACATTCGCAGGGCATCCAAGCCCGCGTTTCGCAGACAGCAGTTTATACCCATTCGGCAGGTTGAGCACGCGCTTCAAATACCGACGCGTCTTGCTCGGGTGCAGCAGGTTCACACCGCAGGCCTTGCAGAACGGATCGATCCGGTTCGGCGGCACGTTGGCCCAGGTCTTTTTCATGGACAACCGGAGCACCGTTCCATAGGACAGGCCAGAAGCCCTGGCGATCTCGTGCAGGGACATGCGCTGGCCGTGGTGGCCGGGCTTGCGCGCGACCAGCCGCACGATGCAGGGCGGGAGGCGGTCCAAGGTTTCGACCAGGCCTGGAGGTGCGGCCGGCGGGATACGTTCTTCGTCAAGCATAACGATTACTTCAGACGGATTTCGGCCACGTTGAGCCCATCCACAAGAGTCTCGACATGGATCTCGTGCTTGCTGATTACGCGGATGCCAGGTCCGTCAGCTCCATAGACTGCGCCAATATATTGTCCGTCGTACCAGATTTCGACTACAGTTGATCCGGTCAAAATATTATGCTTGGCCGGATTGAGTTCGCTTTTCATTCCTTCTCCAGACTTGGCCGATTCTTTTTTTTGACCAACACATCCTTCAACAAATCGTTCACCAGCGCCTTCACGCCCTTCTGCGTCAGCTTGCCCAGCGATGGGTCGTCCTGGCGCTTCTGCCAGATCACCTTCTCTAGACCGCCGATGCTCACGTCGCACTCACCGCTGAACTCCAGGGCGCTCATGTGAGATTGGAGGGCGCTCCAGGCTTTAACAAGGTCCGTCACCGTGCGGACTTCGTTCCCAGGTTTGAACGACCAGCCGGGGAGTCGTTCTGGATTAGCCTGCTTGATGAGCTTGATCTGATCGAGAGTATCCTTGATGAACTTTACCAGGATGCCTTGGCGCAAAAGGAAAGTCTCCATCTGAGCGTCGGTCCATTGTCCTACCGGAAGATGCTGAGCCTTCACCACCGCCGATGTCCACTGGGCGAACTCAGGGCACAGGGCCTTGGCGCTACAGTGTTCGCACGCTTCGTTGGACGCATGGCGCGGCGGATCTTCACCGTAGCAGGCGTCGTGAATCCGGAAGATCTCATCCTCGGCTTGGAAGATTTCAGCCTCGGTGTACTGAACGATCTGCGGTTTGGAGGAGATTCTAGGCTGGGTAAGGCACCCATAGTAATTGGCGGCTGGATAAGTTCTGGCTACCATCACCAAGTATGTGCGCAGCTGCAAGTTTGCATCGGCGGGCTGGACCTCCTTGAATCCAAACTTCCGCTCGAAGACGGCCACCCGGTTCCGGCTGTGATACACCCGCACCGAGTCCGGGGTTCCCTTGAGAATGGTCTTGTCGCCACGCTTCAGCGAGAACTCCTGCTCGGTGATTTCCAAGTAGTCCAGCACGGTCAGAGATCGTACTTCGGATTGTCTCCCAGCCGGGCCAGCTCGCGCGTGGCTGGCATGTTTTCCGGAATACCGCCGATGAGTTGATCGATGACCTGCCGGATCATCGCATGCGTGGGCCGCTTCTTGAACTGGGGATGGCGCATGGCGAGTTGAAGCGTTCCGATGACTGCTATCAGGCAGGTCATATCCCAGTGTACTGGAAGCTCCCAGTCTTTTGGCAGTTCCTCTTGTTCGAGATTCACTGCGGCCAGCAGTTGTTCTTTGTGCATAGATTTTATGACGGTTTCTCGTGCGCCTTTCACCTTTCAGGCTGGTGGACAGGTGCGCGAGAGAAGGGCTACTTCTCCACCGCCAACCCTTTCTGCCCAGCAGACGCCTCGCGTCAAAGTTTCAGGATCTTCTCGATAAACTCAGCTTCCGCCTTCTCCACGGTCTCGACAAGATCAAGCTGGGCGGGTTCCAGCCCGGCCCTGGATTGTAACGGGTCCGCTGTCAGGGCATGCAATAAGTTCCCTTCCGCTTGGTACTCGTCTTCGTCGTCGATCTGCGTGATCGTTGATTCAAGAGCCATCGACCCCGGACACTTCGATCTTCGGAGCATGGACGATGGGCGGAACAGGGCGGGGTTCATAGGATGGTATGGACTGCCCGCTTGAAGGCAATGGCCGCACGGCACCACGATTCGTAATTGAATCCTTCGGGCTTCGTGTCGAGCCACTTTTCGAGTGCATCGGCGTTTAACTTGAAACTCAGTCCCGCTAATTCCCCAGCTATCAGGACCGCGTTCTGTACTTCGGGTGGTGTTTCGTTCATTTTCCTGTTCCTTTGCAGTCAGGGCAATCGCCCAAGTTTCCCGCATCCGCTCCCTCGCACCTGCATTGCGATTCGGTTTCGCCGCACACGTTGCAGACTTGACCAGTGCCGTCGCATCGGAAGCATCGTCGCTTCACTCTTGGCTGCTTTGCTTTATGCTTTTGTCTCATTGCGTCCTTCTCCGATCCTGCCGAACTTGCCCGGCGATAATAGTCCAGTTGTTCGTGAGATCAGTCAGTGTGGCATCGGAGAGCTGCATCAGTTCCTCCTGCTGCGGTGTCATCACGCCGCGATGCCGGCAGAGCTGGATCAGTTCGGCATCCGTGACGCCGCTCGATGTCATGCAGGTCCTTAGCTGGGTGTAGGCCGGGCTTTGGAACAGGGATGCGGCTGGAGCTGGAGTAGGTGCAGGAACCGGCGCTTGGGCGGGCGTTGGTGTTACTGGAGCAGCCGCCTGCTGAACAGGCGCGGGCGCTGCGGCCTGGGACTCGTTGCTTTGGGCCTCTGCCGCTTTCTTTCGCCCGCGCCTCGGTTGTTCGGCTGGCGGAGATTGGGGTTGCGCTGGTGCCAGTCCGGCGGCGGATTCCTCTTTCTCGTCGCGGTCGAACTTGGGGCGAGTGATCGGGACGGCGTTAACGTCGAACCAGTCTTCGCGCTTGCTCATTCCATCCTTTAGGCTGACGAAGATTTTGCGGAGTCCGACAAGTTCCTGCTCGATGGTTGCTTCCAGTTTATGACCGAGCCGCTGTTCCAACATTGCCACCACCACACCGAACTCGCCGAAGGCAGCAGCCATCTTTCTGACGCGATCAATCAAAGGTTCTTTGTTGCCGCTGGCCAGTGCCTTCTCGCATTGATCCAAAGCTATGTCTGTCACGTCGCCAGGGATGATTCCGAGGATGCAGGCCCGCAGGCGGCGAGCACCTTGATTCGCTACCAATTCGTAAATGTCCCGAGGGTCCGTCAGCTTGTCGATTCGGAAGTCATCGCCGCGCCCAACTCGGCGTTCGTGTCGGACCTGAAAGATCTTGGTCTGCCTTGAATTTGTTTCCAAGTCGTGGGCGAAAGCCATCACGGTGGACTCTCCATCGCGCTGCTCAAGTTCGACAATTCCGAAGTCGATATTCTGCCAGTTCTGCGCGAGGCATTCAGCCAGTCGGATGCTGGCTCCGGTGACGGTTGCCCCGCCGCGCGGGTAAGCATACGTGGCGACCTCTGCCAAAGAATGCCGACTGCACGAACGGCGGATGCGCTCGATGCACTCTTCTTCGTTTCGGGGGAACTTCTTGGCGATGACCATTGCTGCCTGCACTTCCTGAGCAGCGCGGCTTTGGGCGATTGATACGCTGCCGCTCTGAAGGGCGGCAATGGCGAATGGGTTGTTTGAGTCGTTCATAATACTTTTCTCCATGATTTTCTGTGCTCGATGAAACTGATTCGACTCTGAGAGACGCCGAACCTGGACGCCAGTTGAGACTGACTGATGCCCTGCATTCTTAGCGACCGGATTTGCCTGACCTCCTCCTCAGTTAATTTGGCGTAGGGATGTTGTTCGCCGCTTTTCGAAAGGCCCATGTCGTAGGCGTGCTGAATATTTCCGGATCTGTTTGTCCACTCCAAGTTGTCCGCATGATTATTGGACTTATCTCCGTCAAGGTGGTTTGGCTCCGCATCCTGGCCGCACCCCATCGGAACACCGATGAACAATCTGGCAACGAGGATATGCACTCCAATCCTCCATCTGGCACCTGGCCGTCGAAACACAAAGTTCCTGTAACAGCGCGGCTTGCCGGGACCAAGAATCTTAGGCTGTCGGCACTGCCCTTTGCCATTTGGCGGAACAAACGACCGTATCCTGCCGTGACAGGAAATTTCATAATATCCTTCGAACCCTGGAACGGGCCTCCAGATCTCGCATTGAAACAATCCAGGCTGTCTCACTTGTTCTTCGGAAACGCTTTATGTTCGGGAAGCGACAGCCAGACTCTGGCCATTGTATCGGCGAGCGCATGGAGCTTCATCCCGCGACTTGCGGCCAGGGCTTTGATGCGCTCGTGGAGTGACTTCGACATTCTTACCACGGTGGTTCGCTCAACTTGTTTGCTCATGCCCGAGCAGAATACAGAGCTTCAGTTTACAGGCAATACATATTTTCATTTAATTTCCTTGCCGCCAGCCCGAATCCTGTCAGAGTCCGGTTGCATGTTCCTGCGCAATTACACAAGCACAGTTCCGGTGGCTGTCACCATCGGCCGAATTGAATCAATCCTGATCCAGTGCGGTGTCCGGGGAATCACCAAGGAGTATGGGCCGCAGGGTGAAACGGTTGCGTTGACGTTCCATATCGATCAGGGCGAATCGAAGATTGCCGTTCGATTGCCGGCCAACCGTGATGACGCACTCAACGCGTTTTGGGCGGATTATTGCGAGAGGCATCCGCATGATTGGAAGCGCAGAAAGAGTCGCAAAGACTTCGCGCAACAAGCCGAACGCACCGCTTGGAAACTCATGCAGGACTGGGTCGGCGTCCAGATGTCGCTGATTCAGATGAAGCAGGCTGATACTCTGGAGGTCTTCATGCCTTACGTTTGGGATGGGAAACGCACGTTCTACCAACACGTGAAGGACGGCGGCTACAAGGCGCTACTGCCGGAGAAGACGTGAACGCAATCAGCGTAAAGGATGCCCTGCCGAGCACCTACCGCACTGTCCTCGTTTGGGCGAGAAGGGGTAAAACAAGAGGTCGCGGGGCGCGTTGCGTTTGGATAATCGCGCGGATGATCAAAGGAAATTGGCTCCCGCTTGGATGGGATAACCCGGCAGAATGGAGTATCAAATACTGGATGGAACTTCCGCCGCCACCGCAATGATCTCGTTTTTCGTACCTGGAACCCCTAAGCCCTCTGGCAGTAAGCGTGCATTTGCCTTACGCAAGGCCGGAGTCCTGACAGGACGAGTCGCCGTGGTTGATGCTTCGAAGGGCTCGAAGGATTGGAAGGGCGACGTGAAACGATTCGCTGACGAGGAATACAAAGGCCCGTTGCTCGATGGTCCGCTCAAAGCTACGTTTACGTTCTACCTCGCCAGACCGAAAGGGCATTTCAGAAAGAGCGGACTTTCGATCTTGGCGCCTGCCTATCCGACCGCAAGGCCTGACTTGCTCAAGCTCGCCAGAGCTGTCGAAGATGCCTTGAGCGGCTTGGTGTATGCAGATGACTCGCAGATCGTGACGGAGGTTTTGAGGAAGCGATACGTCAGCGGCCCTGTTCAGGCCCCGGGAGTGCTGGTGGAGATTGAGTTGGATCCTCCTCCATAGGCGCGAGCTTCAGGTTCTCTTTTGCCCAGCTTCGAACGAGCTCGCTCATGGCCGCCCGGGGGATCTTGACGACCTTGCCCCAGTACTCCGGTAAGATATGTTCCTTCGTCGCCTCCAGCCCCACCTTCATACACCGGCCGATGTCGTCGATGAAGAACGTGCAACCCCCCTCCAGCTCCTTCTTGCATACTTCGCAGACGCCGTGCTGAAAGCGGTTCCCCTTCCCCTCCAGCTTCAGGCCGGGTATCTTCTTGGCAAGGTCCCCCAGCTTGAGAACGACGCCCGTCTCTCTCGGGCACAACTCACATTGGAGAACTATGTCAGTGTGTTTCTGAAGACCGCTCATAAAACTTCGGTTCCGGATTCAGGATGATCCACTTCCCCTTGTACTGCGGGTTGGACTTGGCGATGAGATCGGCGTAGTTCGCCGCGGTGATGATACAGTGCTCGGTCGGATGATCGATGAAGTGCGACCTGGCAACGATCTGGATGTGCGAGCCTGGCGTGAACCTTCCCACCTTGATCGGCGAGTCTTCCACGGCATAGGCGATCCATCTGTGCGAGAATCCAAGCTGTTCGGAGATCATCGTGAACTTGGCCGGCGCACCGTAGCAGGAGATGGAGTCCAGCGGCCGCAGGAAATCACGGCACTTTGTCCTCCATGCCATAATCTTCTCCCACCATTTCATGTAGGTGCTGGGATCGTACAGCCCGTTCCTGAACTCCTTCATCAGGACATTGCGCAGCTCCAGCTTCTGCTTGTACGACTCATTCCGCACAAAGACCCTGATCGATCCTCCCTGCTCCGGTCTGAACTGCATGTCCTCGATCTTCATGTCATGCTTGGCGAACAATTCATCCAGCGCTTCGACCGTCCAATAGAATACGTGCTCGTGGTAGATCTGGTCGAAGTGGGAACCGGCCACCGTGTCTGGCCAGTACGCCTCTTCGAAGATGAATGTGCCGCCCGGTTTGAGCAGAGCCTTTACCCCGCGCACCACGCCGTTGACATCCGGCATGTGGGCGAAGCAATGGTTGCAGGTGACGAGATCGGCTTGGCGGCCATGCTGCGCGACGATGCGCTGAGCGGTGTTTTCGTTGAACCATTCGTTGAGGGTTGGCACACCGTTAGCACGCGCCAGCGCCGCTAGATTGCTGGCAGGTTCCACGTTCAGAACGTCGAGAACTTTGAACCCGAGCCGCTGATACTCCCGCTCCAGGCAGCCGTCGTTGCCACCGATGCCGATAATGAACGGTTCATCGCCCGGCTTGAACCCGAGCTTATCCGTGGTTTCCTGGGCGTAATCCTTGAAGTGTTCAGCCAGCGATCCGGACGTGGATGAGGCGTAGAGATATTCGCCAAATAAGATCTTTGGATCGACGGTGTGCCGGAGCTGCACGCAGCAGCAATTCTTGCAGAGAACGAGTTCAAGCGGGGCGTAGAAATCCTTCTCATCCGGGCTGACCAGATACCGGTTGGCCAGCGGCAGATGGCCGAAGTTCATCAAGGACTCAAGGTTCTCCTCCCCGCAGGCGCGGCAGGCGGTGATCGCGGTCACCAATGTTGATTGCTTTGCATCCATTTCACGGTCCTTTCCAAGCTGGTATCGAAGTCCACGGGCGGCTGCCAGCCGAGCGCGGCGAGCTTTGCGCCGTCCAATCCGTAATGCAGATCGTGGCCCGGCCGGCTGCGTGGGCTATGATCAAATCGGTAGCGCAGCGGGCGATCCAGAATCTTGGCGATGCGCTGCGCCATTTCAAGATTATCAACGCGCCGGTCGCCAACGATGTTGTAGCGGTCGGGGCGGTCGGTCTTCGGATAAGCCGACACAGGCCGGCGCAGCAGGAACAGGATGGCGTCGGCTGTGTTGCGTGCGTGCAGGTAATAGCGGCTGCCGATGTTATCAGGCGTGCCGTGCAGAACCATTTCTTCACCGGCCAAGACTGTGCGGACGCACTTGGGAATAAATTTTTCTCGGTCCTGCCTTTCCCCGAAGTTATTCATCGGTTCGACGATGATGGCGGGGACGCCGTAGGTGCGCCAGTAGGCGATGGCGACGGCGACCATCGCGGCTTTCGACGCGCTGTATGGATTGCTCGGATTGATCGGCGCCCACTCCTTATATGGCACGCCGTCCGGTTCGATGGATCCGTACTCCTCATCAGTTCCCACTTGAACGAAGACGTCCGGGCTCACGGCGCGAGCGTACTCGAGCATGTGCAGCGCGATGTTGACATTGTTTTTCACGAACGGCACCGGGTCGGCGATGCTCTTGTCGATGTGTGAATTGCTGGCCATGTTGACCACGGCATCCACGCCACCGATGCGCCGGATGAGCGTGTCCATGATGGGCGCGTTAAGGTCGTGCCACAGGATGCGGACCCTGGCCCGGTCGAACTTTGCCGACTCGTATAGCCTGGCTGGATCGCCCGCGTAGGTTAGCCCGTCCAGTACGGTGATCGTCCAGTCCGTGTTCTCAAGAAGATGGTCAACGAGGTGGGAAGAGATGAAACCGCAGCCGCCGGAAATGAGAATACTCTTGCTCAAGATGCCGCTTACGGTATCTTGGTGCCGCCGAAAGGCAACGAGTATTGGTTAGTGGTTAATAACTGGACAGATTCCCCCGGCTCCGCTGCCGGGGGATTTTTTATCTCTCCGCATCGAGCACCGACTGAAGATCCATCAATGCACACCTCACGTTCCCGCGAGCACCAACCGCAATCTCCATCGCGCGCGCCTTTCTGATCCGCCAATGGCTGACGAGGAACGCGGCGATCTCCGCCGTGGTTGGCGAGGCTACCTTGAATTGCTGGAGCCGCGTCTCGAACCGTTCGGTGAGCTGGTTGAGTTCCAGGTTTGACGTGGCGAAGAACGCCCTGCCTTCGCCCATCGCGTCGAGATAATCCAGGATGAGCACCTGCGAATCGGGATGCATCCGGTCAATTTCATTGACGCACTTTACTTCGAACCTGTGCATCGGCCGGTAGCTCAGCCCTTCCATCCACCGGCGGATCATCTCCGAGTTGACGTTCTTGCCATTGACGCTCTCGGTGGCAAAGGAATTGCCAGACTTATCCAGCGGCAGGCCGGTGAGCTGGACCGCCGACATCTTGATCAACTCCGTCTTGCCGGTGCCGGGACAGCCGTATAGCAGGATCTTTAACGGGCCCGATGCCCTCTCGCATTTCTTGTGAAGCATCTCCCCGATTCTCCGCGAGACGCCGATGAGATCCTTGAACGAGCGCGGCCGGTAGTCGGCAGGTCCGATGTTCATTTCTTTTTCTTCGCCTCCTTTTCCGCCACCACCGAGAAGTAGCCCCTCCAGAAGTGCGAGATCAGAAAGAACGCCGCCCCGTCGGATTCATCTGAGTCCCCGTCGATGACGATGCGGTTCTTCTCATCCCGCTTTACAGGAGTCATGATCGTCATGCACTGCTTCTGGTCCATGCTTTGCCCGGCAACGATGATCCCCTCAGTCCTCATCGGGTCGTGCCGCGGTTGGCAGTCCTTCCAGTCCTCGTTCTCCGCGCGCTTCGAGCACCACGCTTCAGACGCCAAGATGATGGCCACCGGAATCTTCTGATCTTCATAGAACTTACGGCCGACGCCGAACAGGATCTTGTGCTTCTCTTCGGACTCGTTGAAGCCGCTGGCGATGAGCAGCAGGGTGATCTCCTCCTTGAGATCCATGTCCTTGGTCATTACGACCAGCTCTGGGTGCAGTCCTTCAGTGGATTCTTCCTTCAGCCGGTCGATCGTGAACTTGTTATGGCCCCGGACGAACTCCTTGAACTTCTCGTCTTCGAGCAGGAGTTGTTTTTCCATTGCTTCGAAGTTTGGTTGATCTGGCATTTGATTTCCCTTCCTGTTTTATCGGATCGATGCGGCGCGTTGCGGTTGATCCGTTCAACTCGTCGATCCTGGCCTCGAGCCGTCGGATGTGGGATTCATACACTTCGATAACGTAAGGCGCGGGCAAATTCCAGCCGCGATCATAGAAGATCTGGTTGAGCGCCTTGGTGAAGCGCGTGGGTTGTTGTGGTTCTTTTTTGTTTTTCATAACTTGGACCGCAGCCACTGTTCTTTCGGTGTTCGCATCGTCTTCCAGTCAGTGGTCCACTGGTCGATGATGGAGAGATGATCGGACTCGCGCTGCTGCATCCTGACCCAATCTGCCCGGAACGGTATCCCGTAATACGCGCTGCCCATGTGCGGCCAAGTCGTTTCGATAACGGCACCGTTCCTGTCCAGGAGCCAGGCGTGGTGCACCGGGATAAGCAGGGAGGCATAGCCTTCCACGTATGTGTAATCGCGGTTCCTGAGCGCTGCCTTGCTCGCATGCCGGAAGCAGTTCATCTTGCCTTTGCCCCAGCAAATGGTGCCCGGATTCCATACCCGTCCGTGCTGCAGGATGAAATCCATGATGCAGAAGTAGCCGTTGATCCCGCAATGGTTGACCCCGTGGGATCTCAGGCGTTCGATGTGGGTTTCGAGGAACTGCTTTATGGTGGCGATCTCGCTCATGCGCGGTCCTTTGGGTGGTATCCTGGGTTTTGGTTGGACGGAAGGGTTGACCTGAGCCTCTGGTAGTCCTCGCTCTCCATCTGCATCGTCACCCACACGGCGCGCTTCTGACCGTCCACCATGCCCATGTGAGTGTCGAGCAAAGCGCAGCCGGCAGGAGACACAGGATGGATTTTGCACCGGTCGTTCTCATCGAGGAATACACAGCGCCCATGCTCCATCTTCGGCGTGATCGATCCGATCCATCGCAGCTCACCGGTCCGCGTGTCCAGGGTTAATGATCCGCGTGAAGCCACCAGGTAAGGCTCCACTGGTTCGCCAAGGAACGCGGAGATCCTTTCGAAGTCGCCTGGGACCAGCGGCCCGGCCTGTCTCTTGCAACAAGCCACGCACTCGGCGCAGGCGCAGGTTGTTCTCTCGAATTTCATGATGGGTTCCCTCCAAACTTCCTGTATTCCTCGATCTTCTTCGTTGCCGACTCCGTTCCAACGGCCTGCGGCAACAGCTCTTTCTCGGCGCGGGTCATCTCTTCGACGAGCTGCGGCATGTCCTCCCAGCCCACGTCGTACCAGCGGATCACCGACCACCCGTTCTCGCCTTCGATGAACCCGGCGAAGTAGAAGATGGACACGAACTCGAATGGACCGCCCAGGCCTGTCGCTTCGATGGGCATGGCTCGCTTGGCTACGATCACGATGCCAATACCGGCGGCCGTTGATTCTGGTAGTTGCTTCTCTGCCGCAGCAATCATCCCTTCGCTCGCTCCGTGACTATCCGCGATGGCCTTGGCACGCTCGTCGTCTTCAATGATCTCTCTCTTCATACTATCCTCCTGATGAACGTCGCGTGGACGTAGGTGTCGGCGGCGACGTAGGTGATGGACTGCAAAACCTTCTCCTCTGCCGGCCCATCAAAAACCATTTTTAGCGCAATGGCTGGAAGCTGGCACTGGCATGCAGCCTCTAAAGAAGGATAGGGGATGAAACTGCTGCGGTTGACTAATAATGCGACATGCCTGGCATTGCACTGTGGACAGCGTCCAACGTATTGAAATACCAATTCGCGGGAATCACTCATGAAATCTCCTTCCTCCAGTCGAATCAACCGAGCCCGACGCGCATCCTCTTTCGCTATTCCGCACTGCCGAAATTGTTTAATCGACGACGACTGGATACTTCTTGATGTCATCGGCAGAGGCTTCACCCTCATCCACCCAGCCGAAACCGACCCATCGTTTCCGGTAGAGTTTGGTTTCAGGCATGAGCACGACGCTGAACTTCTTCTCGTTGTGGCCGACCATCCTTATCGTTGCCAGCTCGGAACGCTTCACCTTCTTCATGCTAACTTCCTCCCTCTTGCCGTGGTTTCCTTGACTGCCGACGCACGCCGCGCCCTTCCGTTCGCCCATGCCCGCAGCGCATCGATCTCACCCGCCATCGTCCGGGATAGCGGAACGGTGTTGTGGATCGAAGCGATCAGGTCGCTCTCCTTCAACTCCCTCTTGCCGTCATCGAAGCTGGCATACAACGACTCGGCCACCATCGCCTCGATCTCGGCACCAGTGTAACCCTCGGTCTGCGCGGCCAGCGCTGCCAGGTCGAACTTGTCGGGCTTGCGTCCTCGCTTGGCTATGTGCAACCGCCAGATCGCTTCCCTCTCCTCCGCATTGGGCAAGTCGACGTACCACAAATCATCAAACCTTCCCTTCCTCAGGAACTCAGGCGGCAGCGATGTGATACTGTTCGCTGTGGCGAAGACGAAGACCGGGGCCGTCTTGTCCTGCAACCACGACAGGAACGTGCCGAACACCCTGCTCGTTGTTCCGCCGTCCGTCTGTCCGCTGGACTTTGTGCCGGAGAACGCTTTCTCAATTTCGTCAAGGAAGAGGACGCAGGGCGCAACCGCTTCAGCCGTGTCAATGACGATCCGCATGTTGGCTTCCGACTCGCCGACGTGACCGGCGAACACCCTGCCGACATCCAGCTTTAGCATCGGGACGCCAAGGATGTTGGCCGCGATGAACCCGGCTAAAGTTTTGCCGGTCCCTGGAACCCCGCAAACCAAGACTCCCTTCGGCGTCGGCAGTCCGTATTCCTTCGCTTCCCTGGTGAATGCGCTGGCCCTCTTGCCCAGCCATTCGATGAAGTTCTCCGAACCTGCGATGTCGTCCCGTTTCAGAGGACTCTCGACGATCTCCAAGATCCCGTTCTTCTTCACCGTGTTCGCCTTCTCCTTGGCGATGATCGCAGGCAGGATGTTCTCCCGCTTCACGATGCTCATGGCGAATGCGTCCTCGGCTTCCGATGTTGTCAGTCCGGAAGCTGCATCCAACACCGCGTCTCTTTCCTCTTCGTCCAGGTGAATGCCCGATCCGCTGGCGATTGCATCCAGCACAACTCCGAGCTGCTCCTTGCCTGGCAACTTGAAGTCCACCTGGGCCATCTCCTTGTGCAGCTCGATCGGCAGATTGAACTTGGCACCGCAGATGATGAACACCTTGTTGAGCTGCTTGCCAGCCATCAGCGCTTCCTTGAGATTTCGCACGAGGATTGGATCAGGATCGCCGGCCAGGAATCCGTGGAAGTCCTGAGCCAACATCAGCGATCTCTCCGGGCACTTGGTCATCCAGTTCTCCAGCATCTCCATCGGGTTCTCCGTCTCCTCGATCTTGCCGGGCTTGCCGCCTCCGGGCATGGTCAGCTTGGTTATCCCTTTGCACGCCGACCAGATATAGAAATCCCAGTCCTTGTCCTTGGGATTCTTCTTCACCGAGTTGAGGAACGGGATGATCTTGAGCATCTCCGCTTCGGCCCGGACCTCCTCGAACGTGGTGAGATATATGCCCGATTTCCCGCTCCGGATGTAGGCGGTGAGCTGCTCGTTACACGATTCGCCGTTTGAACTTTCCGACGTTGGTGTCGGTCGTTCCGTCTTTTGTTTTGGCATTGCTGTCGTCCTTTCTTGGTTGGTGTTGCGGTACTGCTGGGAAAGCTTTTGCTTCAGGATATTCCCTGAACGTGACGCACTCGGAATCCGCCGTGCCCAATTCAACGGAGCGAGTGTGGCGGCAGGAGCGTACTGCCCGTCTCGTCCACCCCGGGCACTCACAAGAAATTGCTCCGTCAGAGAATTGCAGCGTCTGATAGCGCCGGTTTGGATCACTGTTCGAAGCGAACACCCAAACTTTGGTTAGTGATCTTGGCATTGCAAAATCCTTTCTATCCTTGCAGTGAGAAGTACCACTTCAAGGAATCATCGAACGGCAGATGCGTGCCCATCGGATTTGCAACGACCGCACGTCTACCGTCCTCGGTGCTGTAGGCCACGATCCGCTTAAGGTTGCACGGACAGCCGTGAACCAAAGCCTCGACCGGCGCGTTCTGGAATTCAGGAGGCAATCTCTCAAGCCACTGCTTGAGGTTCGCCACCGTGATCCCGGTCGGGGTTGGAGTGATGACGTTCATAGATCGAACAACGCTCCGTTAAGAATCTCCAACTCAAATTGGATGGCTTCTTCCCTGGTCTCGAACACTGCGGTCTGTCCGGTGGAGATGATGGTTGCCCTCCAAGGCCCACGCCACTTCCGAGTCCAGAAGGCGATATTGCCCGTGTCCCCGAACATTTTCCGGAGAATGATGAACGCCGCCTTCTTCCAGAACTTATCCGGCCTGATGTGCGAGAGCCTGATCCGCTTACCGTTGCCGAGCGGAAGATCAAGGGAGGACCCCTCGATGAACTCGACGGACTTTCCATCCTCGCTGATGGTGATGACTTCGGTTTTGGGTTTCACGGCTAGGCTTTCTGTTTCTGTTTGACGACCTCGGTCAGGTGGTACTCGGGTAATGTCTTCCGCTTGCCGTCGCTGATCCCGAGCGCTTCTTCGATATCCTTGCTATCCGCCTTGCACTGTTTCCCCTTGTAACCCTCGGCGCGCAGCTCGATCTCACCGTTCTCCCCGATCTCGATGATGATTTCTTTTGCCATAACTATGCCTTTCTTTTGCCTTTGTTTTTCCCTAAGCGTGGACCATGCGAAGCTGCAGCCGGCCGTTCTTCAACCGCTTCCGAACCACGGTCCACCCGATCTTCTTTCTGGCCTGCGTGGTCACGACCTGGGCGGTGTATTCCTCGGAGAGTTTGCGCAGTCCCTCTCCGAATTTCTCGACGAGTTTATGCCCGTCGTGAATGGAATTCTGATAACCGAACGGGTCATGCGCCATCGCATACGTGCCATGCTTCTGCAACTGGATTCCGATTTGGTATCGGACGCCCGGCAGCTTAATCCTATAGTTGCACTTGTTGTATTCCCCTTCGTAAGACGTGAACACCGCCGACTCCTCCAGCTCTCCGCCCAGTGCTTGAGCGGCGCGCCTGAGATCGGGGATGCTCTTGATCCGGAGCGGTGCGGTTAATAAGTGGGACATTGCTATTCCTTTCTGTTTTTGTTGGTTTACTTTTTCTTCGGCAAAACCGGCAGCGCGTCCGGATCATACCGCTGCATGTCCAGGTCGTCCTTGTTCGGGTCGTAGTTCAACCCGAGAAGATCGGCCAGTTCACTTGGAGTAGGCTCGTGATCCGAGCGGACGATGTATTCCCCTTTGATCCGGCGGGTGAGCGGATCGCCGACTCGCATCCAGCGCATGTGGCGTACGACAAAGAGGAATTCTTTACTGCCGTTTTTGGTGCTCATATCGTGAGTTGTGTCTTCGGTTGTTTGTACCACTCCTTCACGCAGCGCCGTCCACCTGGCACTGCGCCGGGCAAGTGGGGCCATGTAAAACCAGTGACAGCCGCCCAGATTGTGGCCTTGCTCCATTGTGGATTCTCCATCCTGAGTTGCTTGAGGCTCTTGTATCGGCGCTCAGTCCGCAAACGAATGACATCATCCTCAGTCAGCTTAACTGCTGGATTCCTCCTGCCTTTTAATGATCCGTGCCTGCGTGTGTCGCTCCCGTTGTCCAACGGAGTCCCCCAAGCCAAGTTGATAAGCCGGTTATCGTGCCTGACTCCATTCAAATGCCGCCCTTGTTCGCCGGGCCTTGGCAATCTGCGCCAGGCTGAGAGCACCGCTACGTGGACGTGTAGCCGCGTGACAACACCGTTTACCATTGGGGTAACGAGCCTGTATCCGAGATTGGGCATCAGCGCCAGCAAGTGCGGCGGCTCGTTTTGATAGTTGCGGCTGCGGACTGACAGAATCCTTCCGTCCTGCGATGCAAGATACCCCGGTGCCTGCGGTATCGGTTTGAACTCCACTCCTTCGAGATAGAATGACCAAGTCATAGTTCGCTTGCGACTGAGAACCGGTGCATTGGGGAACGCACGAGCCAGGCCGAAGCCCATCGCAAGCGAAATCGCACTGAGTTCTCAGGTCAGCGGATGAACGATACGAAACCTGTTACCGGAGTCAAGCAATTCTGCGCGATCCGAGCGCGCCAAAGCGATGCAAAATTTCCTGCGCATTCTGTAGCGTCTGTCTGCGGACATCCGGGTCTTCCCGCAAATCTTCCGGATCGATCCCGGCCAGAGTCGTCCGCGCTTCAGCTGCGAGCTGGTTCAGTTCGGCATCGCCGGACAGGTTGAATGCGGGAACAAGGTCCAAGACCGAAGTGAGGTTGCCGATGAGGCTGGAGAATATCCGCGGCTTGTCTTTGGAGAGCGTGTCAACGATGTGCTGGATCGGGGCGAGCACGTCGGTCCATGTCTGCCGCCTTGCCTCTTCCACGGCGCGCGCGATCTGTTCGTTCGTGGACCGCTGCATGTCTGCCGCAAGGTCCGCAGAGATGAGCGAGATCCTTTGCCACTGCTCTCCCGTGGGCAGCGGAATCATGGCCGTGTTCCAACTGATGTCTTCTCTGACCTGCTCGAGGGTTGGGAAATCCTCAGCGCGGTAGAGGCTGCCCATGCGGATAGGTGCAGTGACGGCCCAATCTGGATATACAGAGAGGAACTCGTCGACCTTCGGCGGCATGGCCTGTTCGAAGGTGGACTTCATGTCGAGGTATTGCTGGATGAGAGCGGCCGGCAACAGCCTGGTGTTGCCTTGGTCCCACGGACGAGTCAGGCGCATGTGCTCCTTTCTCCACTCTCCCATGTGGCTCTTCAAGTTTGCCAGCGCGTCGATCGTTTCCTTCCCGTTGACCTGCTGGAAATAGAAAGACGACACACGCACGACGCCGTGCTGCGCGTTATTACTTTCTTCCACCTTCGCCGCTTCGCGTGGAAGCTGGCGTGATTGCCGGCAGAGGCCGAAGCTGAGGCTCACCAATAGAGCCTGCGTGCCTGCGCCTGTTTGGATGTTATCACTCATTGCTTTCTTCCTTTCTTTTCTGCCGGGTCATCCGGCAAATCATCGGTTCTCCGCTTTCTCAATCGCTGCCAGCAAGTGTTCGTAATTACCCCTCTCTGCCTTGGACAGGCGGGCCAAGTTGATGCCGTCATAGCTGGCCAACTGTTCCTTCGCCGCCGCCAGCAGGACGGGCGCAGCAGCGATAAGATAACCGTTGGCTTGTGCCTCCCGCTTTGGAACGAGGTCGCTGCCGTGAATCGCAGCGATTTGTTGTTCGCCGCCTTTTGGTCCGAGGATCAGGGAATAGACGGTATCGAAATGCCAATCTCCAGGTGTGTGTTTGCCCATACCTACTCCTTGCTGATCGTGACCGTGACCGAGGTGGCCGCGCCCGCGAACCAATTCTTCACGTAGAGCGTGCCGATGACGATCGGCTGGCCGTCCACCTCCTGCTCCTGAAACACCTTGCATCCCGGTGTCTCCTTCTTCTTCGTGAACCGCACCGTCTTTGTTTCTGCTGGCATACCGTTCCTTTCTCTTTGGTGTTTAACTGATGGATACTAATTCTTCTCAGGTTCATGCGCTTCCCACCAGAAGTAATAGCGAGGTTGACTCTGAAAGAAGAGGGAGCCCAGCGCGTTGTCGGACTTGCGCCTGACAACGACCAGCGGCATGGCGAATCCTTCCACCTTGAAGTCCCGGCCCAGCTCATCGGTATCCCATACCTGGCCGTGTTCCTTCTCCAAGTCCGGTCGCTCCTTTGGATCGGTGTTGATCACTTGGGCCATCGCTAGACGCGCAGAGACCAACAGCTCCGCCTCATCAGTGGTGCTCATATCGTAAACTCCTCCTCCCACCTTCCCGGTTCGCCTTCCCTGTTCCTGTTCCACATCGTGACCAGCTTCGCTTGGCTGCCGTCCTTGATCGGCTCGCCGCACTGGTCGCACAGGATGGACGCGTGCACGATCGTCTCGGTGCTGGTCTTGCCGTCGTCGTCCGTGGTAGTGATCTTCGTCTCGTGTTTCTCCGGCTTCTTCACCTTGGCCGTCGTGACCCGGTAGGTCCAGCCGGCCGACACGTCAGGCTCGGTGAACCGCGGGACTTTGAAACATTTGAGGCATTCGGTTCGGCGGATCATTCGGTTCCTTTCTCCTTCTCCAACTCAAAGATTTCCAGCGGCAGATAACCGGCGTGCCTTCCGTTCCTTTCGTGGACCCATACTCCCGTCACCGGATTGTGCTTGCCGCACCCTCCGCAGATTACAGTCATCGGCGCCGTGTTGTCCGGATCCACTGTGAACACGGTGCCAATCGGCACCGAATCGCTGAGAACCGGATACCCGCAGATGCACATTGAGTAGCGAACGAACGTGGCTTTCATGATGGTTGCGCTGTTGTTATCCGAGCCTGCTTGGAGAGCTTGAGCCACGCTGGTCCTCTTGTAGTTCCGTCGCGCTCGACCGTTATCTTTGTTCCGTCACGGAGATAAACGCAGGTAGTTCTCCCATTTGACTCCACGGCGTAGGTCACACACGGCGCGCTGCAACACTGCGTTTTCCCATTGGCTTTCATAGCGGTAAAAATCCGTCGAACTTCCCGTCCTTTATCTTGATCTCGGCCAGATACCCGTCGCTGTCGATGTACTCCAGGCGCCGGCCGTTCAGCATGGGCAGAAGTTCGGCAACCACCTCTTCCGCTCCGTTTGTGATGGTGAGGTGCTTATCCCACGGACCAAGGTCAACGATCAGAACGGCCTTATCATTCTGCATCATCACCCTATAGTTCGGTTTCAGTGCCATACTCATTCTCCTTTCGTTCTAAAGGACAAATCTCCTCCGGTAAGTGGTGATTCAAGTGGGTGCGCGCATACAAACTGAAAGGTGAAGCTTCAGAGGGAGTGAGCGAGCAGAGCAGAGCACCCCCCAGGGCACTCGCGCTGCTGAAAGAGAAAGATGAAGCCCCGTCGGTCGTTCGCTTCGCTTTCGCACCGGGGCGCAGTCATCGCTCCCGGTTTGGCCAGCCTACCAGGGAGATGACTTCCCACCAGACTCCGGTTCTAGCCTTTCGCAACCTCCGGTCAGGCCTTCGTCACTCCGGCTTGCCTGAGAACAATCACCGCCAGTGCGCCGTGTCTTGAGCCGCTTCTTCTGGACGGGTCTTGCCGGATAGACGCGAACGCGACCGGAACGGAATTGTTCCCAGCTCACCGGTGAGGCGAGCAAAGCTTGTAGTGCTTTCTGTAAAGGAGTCACGGCGTTAAGGGTGCCCCTGTATTGCTGTCGTGGGGCAGGCTGTTGCAGTCGGGGAGACTGCTCAGGGTTCCTGTCCAACCGGGTGGCCGCAACCCATGATACGGCTCCCAAGGGGCATCAAGCAATAACGCCGTGACAAAAACAAATCGGCCGGCGTTTGTCAAGGCCTAAAGCAGGCTGAGTTGCTCCACTTTCTGAACCGAAAGCTTCGGATCACCGACGAACCGGATCTCAGGCCCGACGATGACGTATGTTTCCCCGCCGTGCTTGACCGTCATCCCGTGATAAAAGCCCAGCGGATTATTGCGCGCGGCTTCGAAATCCGTCTCGTTGTAGGTCGTTGGCGTGCCGTCAAATAACCTGAGTTCCACCAGACGGTAGGCTTCCCATGAATCGCCTGGCCCGCCTCCGACCGTGGTCATGAGCTGGCCCTGCCAGAGAAACGGCTTTCGGATCTGGCCGTCCGGTATCTTGTCCGCGCTGTAGGCCAGGCCGATGTCGCCTCCTTCCCGGCGCTGAAGCTTCTGGTCCCAATGGGCATGCTCGATCCGGGCAGGATCGACGGCAATGGTTTTCAATGGCATCCTCGCAGGAAGATGATGAAGCACAGGACGGCGATGAATAAGAGGCAACAGCCGTGATTGTCGTCCTGTTTCTCAAGCTTGCGATGGATGTCCTTCAGTCGGCCGCGTAGTTCTTCGTCGTCCATAAGTCAGTCTCCTCTCACCAAAGCATTCGCTGGAGAACGGTGATGATCTTCAAACAGCACAAGGCCACAGCGAGCAGGGCGAAAAACGCGATGATAAAGAGCGCGATCGCTTCGAAATCTTCTCTGTTTGGTTTCTTCATTTGACCTCCTGAATCTCATCCATGAACGCAGCGAATGCCCGGCGCCTTGCCTCCTGCGCCTCTCCCAGGGCCCTTTGCAGGCGCATCAGATCCGCGGCCGGTAGTTTCTGACCATCGGCAACGAACAACGCGCGCTGGGCGGCACGGTGCGCTGCCTTGGCCTGCTCGTACGCCTCCTCAAGCTTTGTCATCGGGTTCCTTTCCGGGGTATCCGCCGACCAGCCGTTCGACCTCATCCTCCCAGCCTTGGAGCGGCTGCACAATGCAGTCAACAAGCCCGTCGAGATCCTCCTCAAGTTCACTCCTGCAGATGGAGATTGCCTGCTCCAACAATTTGTCCGGGTTCGCATCGACATCGGCTTCCAAGTCACCAATCTTTCTGAACCCGATGATGCACCAGTTGTGGAATCCAGGACGGTCGTATGGTAGCATTCCATTGCGCTGCCCAGCTTCTTAGCCATGAGATTCACCGCCCTGATGTACACCTCCCGATAGACTTCGGCTCCGGCAGGCACGCAGCCGCCGTCCTCGAAGCCCCACTTGCTCTGCATTTCGTCCCAGTATTTCATCGCATCCTGCTCTTTCTGTTGTAAACAATTCCGACAGCCGGGTAAGACACAGCAAACCCGTGCCGACTGTTCCTTTCCGCCTCTTCCAACCTGGCCGCGCGCTCCTCAGGGGTGAGCTGCCCGGCAGCCAAGCGCCCGGCCTGCTGCTCCCGCTCACGCTGGCGCCGCTTGTACGCAGCCCATTCCTTTGGGCTCATGGGTTTAGGTAACATCGGACTCCTTTCAGCAGCTCAGCAGGAAATGCTGCCTGCCTTTGTGATGGTTGCACGGACACGGATTGTTTTCACCGGTGGCGAACGGCTCATCAGCAATCCGCCACGGACGATCCAGCCCGGTTGGATTCACCCGATTGGTCTCGGCCTCAACTTCCGACCGGTCGACCAGATCGGTGCAGACTGAGCAATAGCAAAGCCCACTTGTGTAGAGTTCCAGCATAGTTTTCCTTTCTTGGTTTAACCGAGTTTGACCGAGTTCAGATCAGCCCCGTCCGCAGCGGCGTTAGCCCATAGAACGAGCCTTGGGCCGTGGTTCACGCTCGATCAGACTCACGACGGGGCAAAGTTCCACGTGCCGATTCAATACCCAGCAATCCTCCGCTGGGCAATCTCCCTGCCAGCCGCATCCTTCAGGATGAACAGGCAGTAATCCGTGCCAGGCTCGCTGAAGTCCGAGCCGTAGATTTCCAGTCTGGCCGCCCGGTCCACCTCCTCAGGCGTAAAGCTGTTCTCCGTTCGCCGTGGCGTGGGCTGCATAAGCGCCTTGTCGCGCACGATTTCCAATAGGTGCATAGATTTCCTTTCTCCTTTTCCTTTCCGCCAAAGGTTTCGCCCCATCGGCAGCCCGTTTATCCGCCAGGCCGCCGAGGGAACAAACAAAAAAAGCCCCTGCCCCCGTTTCCAGGGGCAGAGGCCGTGAACCTCGAACCAATTTCGCTTCCGACTACTTCGCGGGTTCAGGTGCAGGTGCACCGTTCGCCGCTTTGTCCGCCGCCGTCTTTTCGATCAGCGCGTCGATACGATTTGCCGCTTCAGGACTGACCAACGGTTGCAGGTTTTTCTTCCCCTGTTGCCGTTTCGCCCGTGTCTTAGACTTGGACGTTTCCTTCTTCGCGGTTTTGTCCGCCGCTTTGTCCGCTTTGTCCTCGACTTCCGCCGGTTTCGTTGGTTCCGACTTGAACTCGAACCCGTGTTTCGCCGTGGTGGTAATCACCCCGGTATCCTTGTTCAGCCGCTTGGTGAATGCCAACGACACTGGCGCGCCGTGATTAATGGAGAATCGCGCCGCGTACCTCAGGACCTTGTGAAACGGGTCCCTGACATTATCGTTGAACCACTTCTGCCCGATCTCCTTGCCGTCAGGAAGTTTCACCCCCTGCTTTTTGAGACCGTTCAGCGCGGTTTTGATGTTCTTCAACTTCAGGTTGGTTTTCGACGCGAAGAAATACGCATCAATTTCAACCCGTTCAGTATCGGACACCTGCAACGATTCCTTTCTGTCCCCGAATACCACCGGAGATTCCGGCGTGACATCCTGGACCCTCGGGAAGTCGTACACCACCGCTGATTCCTTTGCAGGTTCAGGTGCTTTGGGCGTGGACGTACCGCTTTGTTCGTTCTTCTTCATAACTTGGAACCTTGGGACGTTATTGGGAGACATGCTCCCTGTTCGCTGGAAACTCCCTGAGGCTACTAAACCAGCGAGACACGCCAACTGGCGTGAAATTGCTTCCAAGTCAGAAGCGAATGAATTGAGTAATGGCCACCGTACTGGCCACCATTGACTCTGTTTGTTTTACTTCGTGTCCGGTAGGTTCGAGCGTTAGTTGGTGAGAAGTACCTTCCGCCGATTCGCGCCACGCGCAAGGCATGGACGTACCGCCTTATTGTCACCGCCGAAGAAGTTGATTGAGCACTTGAGACAGCATCCCAAGCCCTGCCGTCGCTAACGGCCCTGCCCGTCTCAACACGGGCATTTGCTGGGCTTGTTCTCTCCGTTTGTAGGCTTCAAGCAAGAAGGACTCGACCTTGCCGTGATTGTGCTCCTGCTACGGGAATACCGTAGGCTTACTGGCAATCCGGCTTTCCCCACCTCCAAGTCGAGATGGGGCTTGCTTCCCGTGAAGTCGGTTATTCCATCGCCGCCCAAGCGGAAACGCATAACGATTTTGTGGACTATCGGTTTTCACGGGAACTACTCTCGCGGTCGTTCGTGTGTCCCTGTCTGCTAATTCCCCTTGCGAGGAAGCGTTGCGCGATTGTTCCCTGTCTTTGACGGTGACAGATTGACAGTCCCTGTCACCGCTTAATCCCGTGTTACGCTTGAGCCGCGTTAGCTCGTCAAGCATCGGGTTTCAGACGGTGAGTCGCAACGATGGTGGGGCCGACTGGCCGCACACACGTTCAACTTTGATCCGGCTTCGTCTCGCGTCGGCTTTGCCCAGTTTAGACGACCTCAACTCGAAGTAGAGTATGGTATGGGGAATCGCAATCACGCGGGAAACACTCGCTTCCAACATCGGGGAAACTCGTCGGCATCGAATGGAATAGAACTTGCTAACAGAGCGGTCATTTCGACACCCTTGCAAGGTGCTGAATCTGAATGGAATAGACCCAAGTTCCTTGCGTAAAACGTTGTAAGTCAAGCAGTTATGGCTTGGCTTAAACGGTTGCTGTTAGATGAGCGCAATCCAGGCCGGGGGGGGCGGGGTGTGCCCGTATCATGTGGCCTCGCGATAGGGGAGTCTATGCGCGACTCAGCCTCTCTGTGGCATAATCTTCTGGACAATGTTCCAATGAAGCCCGTACGATGGAGAGACAATTCTCCCCCCTGCAAATATAGCAGCACCAGAAAAAGCGCGATGGCCAGATGGCGTTTGGCCGTGACTACGATGGCATTGAGTCTGAGGGCGCTCTGGTGGGCAGATCTCGGGTATTACCGGTAAAGCTGCCGCCGTGGGGTTTCACCTGTACCCCTGGGGTAGCGCAGAGTAAACGTGCGCTTTCAGTAGGCTCTCCTGGGAGCCGAACCTTGAGGGCCTTGAGTGGGACGTTGGGTTGATTAACGTGGGGCGTACTGCTCGCTGGGCTATTCCGCTCTAACACGCCGGGAGCCGTAGGGGCGCCAAGAATCCCGGTTGGACCGACTGAAATCCATTCCCATGAGCAGCCTTTTCTGGCGAGTTCGAGTTTGGCTGCTGTTGGGGTTAATTTGAACATCCACGCAAGAATTGGGGCGGCTTGGATGCAAGACCATTGGCCGTCCTTGCGCTGCCAGACGGCACCTGCTGTGAAGAACTCGTTCGACGCTCGGAGGAGCCGTGTTTGGTTTGGCAGGAACCGGCCGCCGGACGGAATGTCCAGTGGTTTAGCGCCGTGCCAGAAGCCTCGATTGCGCTTTGGCCAGAGCCGTTTATATGAACGAGTTCCAGGCATGGAAAATGGCGGTCGCCCTGTGAAAACCTTTGCCGGGTAGTGCCCCTTTCGGAGCGGGCGACCGTGAAGCTGCTGGCAAAGTCTTCACGCGTAACAAATCCTACAGGCGGGGAGATTTGTCAAGCGGATGGTGAGCGGTGTAAACCGCCTCAACTGAATCGCACCCACCGATGCCCTTTCTGAGCCTCCTGAGCTCGCCTTTTCGGAGGTAGCTTTGGCAGAGGGCGCGGGCCTGGTGGAGGGACATTGTTCCACGCGGAACAAGCTTCAGCAGATCTCGAGCGGTGAACGATCGGCTGGATTTGGCGAGGCGCCGGAGGAGCGTTATTCGCCAGCCGCGGCGTCGGGCGGTTTTATGGCCTTCGGGCAGGGTTTGGTGGTCGAGATTCATACCGGTTCGTAGGTGGCGGCAAAGATGTCCGGTTTGCAGGGGTAATGTTCAGCTTTTACGCCGGTGATGATCCAGTCACCAGGGCATACAATGTGGCCGCCTTCCAGCGTATCGATCCAGCCGTGATCATGCATTGTTCGAGTGCAATGCACGCACAGGCGACGGCCGTTGACATCCGGGCGCCGGAAATAGCGGACGACAGCGCCTTCACGCGGTTCGGTTGGGGTTTTGCCTGTGTCCTCGAACGGGCGCATCACGTCGTCCTTCGGGTGATCGCCGTTCTTGAACCATTGCGTGGCTTCGATAATGACTGGTTTCTTGCGGTATTTCATACTTTCCCTTTCTCGTAATCTTCATTGGCGATCATCTGGAGAACGTCGTTTCCCTCGAGGAACCATCTGGCGGCGATGGCGCTGTAATTGCGATTGAAGCGAATAGCGCTGTTGCTACGGCTTCCGCCGACGGTCCAATCGTAGATGGTCCTGTCGACGAACTCCTGGTCCTTCTGGCTGAGGAATGGATGAGTCACGAGAATCTCCTCTGATCGCGTTCGGTGAGCTGCATTGTTTCGCCGTCGAAATTGCACTCGACGACGATGCCGGATCTTCCCTTGGTGTTCTTCAGGACTTTGATCATTAGGGTTTGATGATCGGGCCGCCAGGCGCCCAGAACCAGGCCGGCTGAGTTTTCGATGGATCCGGAGTCTTTGGCGTCGTGGAGCCTGGGCGCGAGTGAATCCTTGGTTTTCTCCGGGCGCGCGACCTGGGTTCCGAGAACGACGATCGTTCGCGTACGTTTGGCGATTACCTTGAGTTCTTCGGCGGTAGCACTGAGCTTTTCGTAGCGGCTGCGGGACGCTTCGCCGCGGATAAGGCCGATGTAATCGATGATGACGACGGCCGGTTTGGTGCCGGTTTTGAGCTCGCTGCGACCGATGAAAGATTCGATCTGCACGGTCGATAAGCCGCTCTCGGCGCAGACGAGGATGTGGTTCAGGTGTTCGAAAGTTCTCCACAAACCGCATTGAGTCAGATAATGCGCTTCGACGTGCTCCGACGTCCAGGCGGTTTCCATCTGGACGAACCGTTCGAACATGAGTTCCTGCGGGAGTTCCAGTTCGAAGAACAGGGTCGGTAGCGGGGCAGCGGACCGGGCCAGGCATTGTTGAATTGCGGTTTTGCCTACACCGGTATCGGACATGACGACTACCAGTTCACCGGGCATCAGGCGGCGGACGGAGCGGCCGAGCGACGGGATGAACCGGGCCAGGTCAAATGTCCGGGTTTCGACCGATCGCGCGAATTCGACGTATTGCGCCTCCAACTCGGCCATTGTGAAGACGGGCAGTGGTTTCAGGGTGTGCGGGGTCCGTTCGATCAGATCCCGGAGCGAACATGCCCTGGCGCTAGGTTCGATGCTATCCAGCCAGTCGGAGGCGTCTTTGTAAGGCGCCGGCACCTGGACGAGCTTCAGCCAGTTCACCTTCTCATCCAGAGATTTGATGATGGCCTCGGCGTGTTTTCGGCCGGGATCGTCGTTGTCCGGGATGACGACGATGTTCTTTCCGGAGACGAACTCCGAGTAGGCGTCCAGCCATTTACCGGCCCCGCCGACGTTGCAGGTGGCAGTGAACCCGAATCCGCAGGACCGGATGTTGTCAGCGTCCTTCTCCCCCTCCGTGATAACGACGGTTTCAGCGGTTAGGACTTCCGGGAGATGGTACGGCACGCGGTTGATCCCCTCCATGTTCCAGATCCAGCCGCCTTCTCGGTCAGGGCGTCTCTGACGGAATTCCTTCGGGGCGTAACGCACAACCTGGAACAGCAGGTTGCCATTCGGATCGGTGTAATCGTAGGTGGCAACGATGGAAGGTCTTGCTGACACAGGCCTCTTTTCTTCCTCGGACTCCACCAGTCCCAATTCAGTGCCGACCTCAATCACGGCCTGCTCCATCGTTTTGCCACGCTCGGCCATGATCCAGTCAATAATGCTCCCGCCGATTTCGTGATCGTTGCAGTGCCAAAGCTGCTTCTCGGTGTCAATTGACACGCACAGGTGGCCTTTGCGGTGCATGGCGACCGGGCAAAGGTTGGTTCGTGGGTGTTTGTTTTCCGTGACTCTGAATCCTTTGCCGGCCAGATGATCGGTCAGTTTAAGGCGGCGCTTAATTTCAGCGGCCAGCTCGGATGTTTTGGTCATAGAAGCTCTGGGCAGGCTACTTTGAACCGTTCCCAGTCCTTGTTCAGATTATCGGCCAGCCTCTTGGCGCACGCCGGGTGCATCCAGATCTGACAGTCGGTCCCGTTCCAGAAAATCCACACATCGCCGCCCAGCGGATCGGCGCAGTAGAAGCACTGTTCGGCTGGCTTGTAAACGCATTCCCCGATGTTGGTGACCAAATCGCTGAGTTTGGCGAGGCCCATGTAAGTCAGATCTGGTTTTCTAGCGACTGAGTGGATTGCGGTTTTTTCTGAGCTGAATGGCACCCGTTCCGCCATTGTTCTCCTTCGGCGTTCCATCGTTTCTGGAGCAACTTTTCGAACCGGCAGGAAACCCCGGCCCCGTTCTTGCCGTCCACGCTGCTCCAGGCATCGAATACATGCCTGGCAAAATCCATTCTCACTTGCTCACGGAGTTGGATCGGAACTCTATCCATCGCCTGCTCGAAAGTCGGGTCTGCGTCCGTCGCTGGTACTGGCAAAGGCACTGGTACTGGCAAAGGCAAAGGCAGGCTAGACTCAGTCCGGACAAAGTCGAGACTGTGTCTCGACAAGAATTTCCTAACTGCCTCATCTGCATGGTCCGACCAGTCGTGCACTATTAGGCGATGTATGGTCGACGTATCGAGCCACCTGGCGGTCACTAAGGCTCCACTTAGCTTGCACTCAGGCTTCACTCCCCTCTCACCTGTCGGTCGCTCCCAGTACACTGCCTTCGCGATGACCAAGTCCGCATGCCTTCCGATGTCCCCTTGCGGAGCGTATCTTGCGGTGAAATGCCACATAGCCTCCAGTATTCCCATAGCCCAGGCATGATTGATGTTTAAGAGTGAAGCGAGATGGCCGACCTTTGGGTGCTCTGGAGTGCCCCGCTTCATGCAAAAGAGGTTGCTCCAAGTGGCTCACCTGACCGTTTCCGGAAAACGCGGTGAATCCGGACCAAACCATCTTGGAGCAAGGGAAATGCGCCCGGTCCTAGTCCGCCCATCGAGCGGGAAGGATGCTGCCAGGGCCGTGGCTCACGCCACAGACCGGGCGCAAAGTGATAATGCGCTAAGGCAACCGTAAGTGCAAGCTCTGACCAGGGTGACTCGCCCGTTCAGAACACCTGTAATCCTGCCAAAACCCCGGCCGCGGCGTCAACAAATTATTTCGGTTTCGAACCTCCGACCGGAGGCGGCAGCTTCCTTGGCTTTCAGCAAGCTTTCTGAGCCTGTGGATTATAGACTGGTTTCCCGATCGGGAAGTCGTGGGCCCGGAGGAACGCGATCCCCTCCGGACTCATCCAGTGCGGTCCGGCGACTTTCCATTCGGTGTCGGTGATTTGATGTCCGAACACGCGATTGCGAAGTGCGCGGACCTCGGCTTCAGTGAGTTGGTTGTTCATATGAAAATCGGGCTCGGACGGTAGGCGGTGCTCATCTGCCGCCATTCTACAAGAAGGGGTAGGAAATCATCCATCCCGTTCTCCCGGGCGAATACCTGGTAATCGGCGGGTTCCTGCTGGCATTTTCGCAGGTAGATCGGCGGTCTGCCGGGGTAATGCGAGCTGAATTCGGGCATCCGGATGGTGTGCCCGGCCAGGGTGACGTCGCCGATGAATCCCCACAATGGCTCGGCAAGGGTGTCAAAGCGGTTCCTTTGCTCTTTCACCCGCGTCTCGTACAGGTTTTTGACTGTCTCTGCGCTTAATTTGTCCGGCCTGACGGCAAAAAAGTCGGTCACGGTGCTGAAGTTCGAGAAAAATCGAGACTCGGCCCGCTTGATTGAGCTGGGGTGAATCTTCCCAGGGAAGGCGAGCCATACCTCAGGGTCCGAGAAGTACCGTTCGAGGATTTCCCTGCAAATTGGGTCACACATGATGAAGCGCTGGCTGATTTTTAGGGCGATGTCAGCTCCTTGCGCCTTGGCGAAGGCCAAAGCGTTGCACGCCTGGTTCACGTCGCCAGCAAAATGGCCTCTGTGGGTGTCGCTACAGTAATGGAACACGTCAAAACGGGCGGCAACGTCCCGAATCTCAGCAGAATACCGGTTCAAATCGTCTGAAACAAGGATCGGCAGGTCATCTCCGAACACCCGGCGGAGCGCGCGGATGTTCAGCTCCACAAAACTGGCGAGTTCATAGGCTCCGATCGTCGCGGCGAAGGTCATAGCGGGGTCGGCTTGTAGTTCTTCAGCGTTTCCGCCATCGCCTCCGACACCGGGCGCAGCTCTATCCCGGCCGCGCTGAGTTTTTTGGACGAAAGCACGCAGTTTGATCGCGGCGCCATCGCGTGCTCCTTGTAAAACGGGATCTGATCAGCCCAAGCGTCGTAGCTGCGGTTCGGTTTCAGAATTTCGCAGATGAGCTCGACGATCTCCCGGTTTGTCAGAGCCCCCGGGTTGACCACGTTGTAAATCCCGCGCTTCACGCCCAGCTCCCAGGTGTCCAGGCAGGCCCGGACGCATTCGCCGAGGTGGGAAAGGGAATTTTTCGGCGAATCGAAGATTGCGGGGTAAGTCACCAGCTTTGTGATCAGATTTTTCGGGTCGGCCTCTTCGCAGAACGGCATCCGCAACCGCCAGATGTAGGCCAGCGGGTTTCCGGCGATCTTCCATTCGGCCAACGCCTTGGTGCCGGAATAAAAGCTGCACGGTTCCTCGCCGAAACAGAAATTGGGCGGGTCCTCCTCCGTCCACGGCGCGCCCAGCGGCCGTTCGCCGTTGTAGATGCAGCCGGTCGAAATGTGCCCGAGAATGATCCCGAGGTTGTAGCAGGCGTCCGAGATTGCCGCCGCCGCGATGATATTACCGGCGATGGTTTCTTTGCGGTGCAACTCGCACCAGTCGACGTTCGGAGTTCCAGTCACCCCGGAGCAGTTGACGACCAGCTCCGGCCGGACTTTCTTCATCAGGCTGTAGATCGCGGCGAAGTTTGTGTAGTCGCACTGGTTCCTTGACAAGGAACTGAAGTCCACGCTTCGCGCAGCCAGCTCGCGCGCAAACGCGCTTCCGACGAATCCGCTTCCTCCCAAAATAAGTACTCGGCTCATTTTCGCGCGATCGTGTATCTTCACCTCCGAGATGTCGAATACAATCAGCGTTAAGCCCTGCGGCGATTTCGAACTCTGGACCGTCAGCGGCCGGCTCCCGGACGATTTCGCCTTCACGCTCCCGATCAAATGCGCGCCGTTTAAGAGCGAAACCGACGGCGCGGTAATCTGGTTCGTGCGCCGGGCAATGTCTGAACTTTCGATCGCACCGGCGCAGCACAAAGTTCTCACGCCGATCCTGGACGCGTGGAACTACAGCCCCGACGAGCGCGGCTGGTGGTTCCGCGATTCCGACCTGAGACGGTTCGCCGTTAAAGCGCCCGGGATCACGCCCGAGTACTACATCGTCTGGCCCGGCGTCATCAACCATCAACCCTCAACTATCAACCAGATTGACCCTCCGCCGGAGCCGGGATTTTCCAGCATCGAACTCGCGTTCCTGAAGGATCTGCACTACACGGTCCCGGAAATCAGCTGGGACGCGCTGAAGGTGTTCTGGCTTCAGGTCAGGGCGGCGGCCGTGCGAAGGCTTGCCGAGCGAAAGATCCTGGACCTGGGCTTCATCAAAATCATCCCGATGCCGTACCGTCAAAACTGGAAAGAAGCGATCGCCGTCCGATTCTCCAGTCTGATGTCGATGTTTGGAAAGGCCCCGGAGGAACGGCACGAGGCCTTCACGCTGTCAGGATTCTACGGCGCGCTGGCCAGTCCGAAACTTCTGGCGTTCGACCGGCGCAAGCAATTCGTTCATTGGACGCTCGAGACGATCCCATCGCCGGAGCTGGAGAAGCGGATGGAAGAACACGAGCTGGCCAGGAAACAGAAATTATGCGCGAGCAATTACACCTCCGGGATTCTTAACGAGATGGCCAGCCATCTGCCGGCTGTTCTGGAGATCATGAAATGGTACGCGGTCCGGGTCTTCCATCCGCCGGCCACCGTCGTTGACGGTATCGTCACCGGTTCGAAGATGCTCGTTCCCGCCGTGCTGAAGGGGCTGGTCCGTCCCGGCCGCGGCATCTGCGACGCGGTCGCGCTCACGCCGGACGACGCGTTCAAGGAATGGACGCCGGACGTGGACCGGAGAAAACCGTACTACCAGACGCCGCTACGCCAGATACGGCACAACGCGATGATCGCGTTCAAACCCAGCCAACCCCCGGGGAACGGGCGCGCCCCCAACAGGGTTTTCCAGGAGGATAAAAAAACGAAATTGCCGGCGTGTAGCATCCACAGCCAACCTTCCGAAACGGTTCCGGATCAGCTCCAGGAGGCGGCTCCGGACGGCACTGACGAAGTTTCGGGTTGAAGATCGGGCACCGGTAACAGGTCCGCATCCGCCGGCGCCAACGCTCCCTGCGCCCACGGAAATGAACAACGCCGGTAATCAACGTCCAGAGGATGTGCGGCGCGGCGCTCCACAGCAATTTTCGCTCCAGCAATAAAACTTGCCTCCACTGGGCGAATCGCGGAGGGTGAAGTCCGAATATCATATGCCCGAGGCTACCACAGAGATCGAAGTCCGAGAACCCAGCGGAAAGGTGAAACGGATTTCAGACGGAAGGTTGGACCGGGCCGCGCGCGAGCTGAATCTTCTCAACATCTCGTCCCGAGGCCTCCACAACGTCGCCACCATCGGGCAGTTTTTGGACCAGGTCGGCTTGCTCCGTTACGGAAATGGCCGCCTGCTCGGGTCCTCACAGATGATTTATGAAGCCGCCATTGCGTGCGCCGCCCAGGCTAACCGGGACGGCATCAGCGACGAAGTCCGGCAGGGATACCTGGAGCTTCAACTGCGCTTCATAAAGGCCATCGACGAGAACGTCGCCCTGCAACTCGAACTGAACAAGGTAGCCGAGACGCGGAGCGCCCACCCGAACATGCCGCAGGGAAAACCGTTTCTGCCGGGAGCGCAGATCAGTCCCATTCAGATCAACGTCCACGGCGGCACCGTGGAGAAATCCGTGAACGCAGAGGAGGAACCATGCAGGAAGTGATTTGCACAGCCCAACCGTTCTGTTATCTGGAGGGTCCCCCGGCCCAAACCGATCCGGATGCCGGTTCCGGCTCCGGAGGCGGCAGCGGCTCCGGAGGAACTCAGCAGGTGTTCCTGAACAATCCGGTCCCGGATGATCCAAGCCTGCCTGCTCTAAGCTTTCCTACGGGCGGCGGGCCATTGTCCCAGTGGGATCCCGGCTCGGCGGCTTGGGTCTGAAAATTATGAAACTTTTTATCGCCGTTGCGCTCCTTCTCTGTTCGCTCGTCTTCGCGCGCGCTGCCAATCCGTCCGGAGCCGGCACCAATAACCTGGTTCCCAAATGGACTGGATCATTCACCCTCGGAAGCTCAACGATCACGAACACATCCAGCGCCATTGGCTTGGGCAACGGTTCGCTGGCAGGGACGACGCTTTCAGGCAGCTCCGATGTCGTGGCGATTGGCGAGACGGCGCTGCAAACCTCCGCTTTCACGAACAGCTCGCAGATTTTCGTCATGGGATCGCTTGCGGATGTGGGGGCCAGCAACCTTTTTGGATTCTACGGCTTGGGCATCAGCGGAGGCGGGAACAGCCTGTTTCGAGACTCCAGTCAGATCGTTTGGCTTGGCGACTCGCTATTCGACAGTACGACCGTGACGAACAGTTCCGATCTGATAGGCGTAGGCCATTCGGTATTCAACTCGGCGGTGATACAGACCGGCACCGACCTGTTCGGGATAGGCCATTTCGCCCTTTCAAGTGTGGTCATCACGAACTCGCAGGACATTTACGGATTCGGACGCGGACCTCTGTTTGCCGGTAAGATCACGAACAGTTCGCAAATTTACGGGTATGGCCGTTCAGCCTTGGACCATGCAAAGGTGAGCGGTTCGTCGGAAGTTTACGCTTATGGTGATGGAACGCTGGAAACATCAACGCTGACGAACGTGTCGGACATCTACGCCTTCGGCACCAGTGCTGGTCAATCGCTTAGCCTGAGCGGCAAGTCCCACATCTTCATGCTCGGCAGTGGTGCGCAGGCGACCAACAGCAATGATTACGTCTTCGGCGACAGCGCCTACAACTACTTCTTCCCCGGCGCATCGGCGAGATTTGCCGCAACGCCGACCGTGAACGGGGTTCCTGTGCTGACCAATGCGAGTGGCACAACCGTATCGGTCAACGGCACCAACGTCACGACGCCGAACTTTACAAACACGGCGACGGTCACGCTGGCCGTTAGCGGCAGCAACATTCTGGCGACGGCGATTATTCCAGCGGGCACAGCGACCGCCAGCGGCACAGCGAATACCGTAGCGAAGTTTACGAGCACGACGAACCTTGGCAACTCGTTGCTCACCGACGATGGCACGAACATGTATGTCGGCGGCACAGGCGCATTCAACCTGCCGCAGGGCACGACCGCGCAACGTCCAGCGGCACCGACCAATGGCATGGCTCGGTTCAACACGACGACTGCGCGAAACGAGTATTACGCTGGCGCTACGTGGAACAATCACGTCCGGCTCGCGGGTGATGCGATGACTGGGCCGTTAACCAACACCGCAAGCACGATTGATAACGTGCCATTCATCGCCGTGGGCGCTTCGGGGCAGACCAACGATTTGATGCAATGGAGGTCGAGCGCGGGCACGAACTATTCCACGATCAACTCGAACGGACAGTTCCTCGTGCAGGCGGGGACGGCGACCAAGCCGGGCATTGGGTGGCTCGTCGATGACGATGGGTCTGGTACTGGATTTTTCCGCCCATCTCTCGACGCAATAGGGATAACTCTCAGCGGGACTGAACGGATACGCATAAGGGCCAACGGCGTCATGGACACTACGTTTATTGCTTTAACCTCTGACGGCTCCATTGGTTTCACCGCAAACTCAGCCATTACAGCAGGAGCAGGATTCGATACACAGCTCGTGCGCGATGCTGCTGCTGTGATTCAAATGGGCGTGGACGCTGCAACGCCCGTCAACCAGGCGCTCAAGGCGGCGGACGGTTCCGGCACAGACAAGGCAGGCGCGAACTTCACGCTTGAAGGCGGCCAAGGCACTGGCACGGGCGCAGGCGGCACGGTCTACATCGCCACGGCGAAGGCTCGCACGACGGCATCAACGGTCAATCCTTACACGAACTGGTTCAGCGTGGATGCCAACGGCGCGGTGGCGGTCTCAAACATCACTGGCACGGCGACGAGCTTGGCCGGGTTTACGTCGAGCAACACGCTGGCGGGCGTCGGCATCGGCACTGGACTGGCCATGAGCGGAACCAATCTCACGGCGACTGGCACGTTCACCGGCATCCTGCGCGACTTTTCGATTGAGCCGGGCGCAATGTTTCCGGCTCCAACGGCGGCGACGCTGACGCAGTACACGAACAGCGTGAACGAAACTCTCTCGGATGCGTGGGTGTTCGCCGATGCAGCAACGCAGGCGACACGTTTTGCCATCACGCTGCCGGATGTGTGGAATGTCGGCACCGTAAAGCTCAAGCTCTACGTCACCAGCAGCGGTACCAACGTGGCGACGACCACCAACCTCGTGTGGGGCGTCAAAGCCGGATCGCTCGCGCCACTGGAGGCGCTGACGAATGCGGTCTTCGGAACGCAGGTTTTCGTGACGAACGGTCTCGATACCGTAGGCAATGTGATGCAAGTGTTCACGACACCGGCTATCACAGTTGGCGGCAGTCCTGCGGTGGGCGACTCCCTATGGTTCGATATCTCGCGCCAAGGCAGCAACGGCAGTGATACGTGGACGAATACCGTTTTGCTGCTCAAGGCCAGGCTTCAATACACCGAGTCATCGACGGCACCCAGCGCATGGTAACGCGACTTCTTATTCTATTGCTCCTGCCCCTCGTGGTCCACGGTCAATGGGCGACGCAGGCCAATCGACGCCGGTTCACCTGCGGTTATCCGGCGAACGTGCCAGGCCTCGTGGCGCTCTGGAAAGCTGAGTCGGTTCCCGCCATCGACGCACAGTCCATCGACGTGTGGGTTGATTGCCTGTATCGCAACGAGGCAGCGGCATCGACCACGGCACGGCCAACGTATAAGACGGCCATCTTCGGCAACAAGCCCGTGGCGCGGTTCGACGGCAGTTCGGACACGATGCTGCTCTCGACGACGATCACGCTGCGGACCAACACCGGCTGGAGCGTGATTGCGTGCTGGGCTTACAACGGCGGGGCTGGGACGCGCTACCTCATTGCGCGACCGGCAGTGGGCGCTGGCGGTATCCGCATCGACGTGTCGGCAGCGCAACGGTTTATCTTCGACGGCGTGCTGTTTCCGTCCAGCAACCTGCCAGGGGCCACGGGCACAAACCCGCTCATGGGCACGTTCGCTTACACCGGCTCGACGTGCCAGTTCCGTGAGGCGACCAGCTCGCTCGGGAACAATCAAGGTGCGCTGGGATTGAACATCGACATCGCGCAATTCGGCTCACAGAACTCAGCCGCGTTCTTCCTTGGCGACCTCGCGGAGATTATGTTCTACAACCGGGCGTTGACCGATGCGGAGATGGACGGTATGTACCTCAATTACCTTAAGCCGAAGTATTCGATCCCGTGAACGACGAGCAACCTGACTGGAATTGGGCAGACGCAGCCATCGGCATAGTGATCGTTGTGGCAATGATTACGATTGTGGTTGCCGCCGCGATGAAATTTGCTGAGTGGTTGGGCTTGGGAAACATGGCAACATAAACCTTATGAAACGAATCCTTCTTCTATCGGCTCTGTTGCTTGCGGCTGCGACCGTTCAAGCGCAGAGTGTCAGCGTCCGTGTCACGACCAACGACGGGTCGCTGCAAGCCACAAACACGATCAACGTGCCCGCGATTTACGTGTCGGGCTTGCTCGCACAATGGAACGACAACTCGCGGACGAGGACCAACGCAGGGTTGTCGGCGCTGACGTTCAACGCTTACGTGTCGCAGGAGCTTGGCGACAAGAGCGCGGAATGGAACCGGCGCGGCGGGCTGGACGCAGCAGCGGCGTTTGCACTGACTCAGGGGCAGACTAATCTCGCGATCCCGCCCAAGATCGGTGACCTATGGGGCGGCTTCACGCAAGCGCAGCGCACCAACGCCATCCTGTTCATCGTAACGGCTGGTCCGTTTTGAGCATTTGACGACCACGGAGTCGGAGCACACCCTGTCAGCATGAAAAACCTAATCTTGCTTCTCGTGCTCTTCACGGTTGCGGCGAAAGCTCAGGTGAGCGTCCCGATCACGGCAAACAAGTGGCAACTCTGGAATCGGGCAGTGGGGCGTCTGCCCATCCACGCCGTCGCTGGTGGCGGCATCGGGTTCAACTTTGAAGTTTCGGCGCAGCCTGACCCGAACGCTGGACCGACGTGGGACGGCTACTTCGTGTCGCCGGTCAAAAACATCGCGCTCACAGGCTCGGAGATCGTCGTCACGTTTGCCATCACCGCGGACCCAAGCGTAATCTGGAATCACGCAAGCGATTCATGGAACACCAACCCGCCACCGGCGAACTTCCACGTTTACGTTCAGACCAGCGACGCGAACAATTGCAAGGAGTTATTCGGCATTTGTGTTCCGCCGCAGTTGCGTTGGTGGAGCAACCCGGTGAAGTTCACGCTAGTTAACACGGGCGGAGCGGTAGAACTGCACGTTCCGCTTACGCCGGAGAATTGGAGCGAGACAGACGGCCAGCCAGCGACCGACCCGATTTACTACCCTTACTGGGTGCAGACGATGAACAATCCGAAGTGGGTGGGCATTACGTTCGGCGGCGGGTGTTGCTTCGGGCACGGCGTCAACGTCACGCTGCAACCGGGTGTCGCGGTGCCAACGTTCACGTTGCTTGAATGGCGGACGCAATGACCTTCCTCGATTACCTGCGCTCGATGCTCTGCTGGTTCATCGGCCATCGCTTTGTGGAGCGACCGGACGGGATGCGCTTTTGCGTGCGTTGCCGACGCCATGTCCTGTTGGTCCGCTAAAACCAGCGGTTGACGGCAGCGCAGGCGGGGCGGACACTTGCGGGATGAGCGAACAAGTCAATTCAGCCATTCGCAGCGTCCTCAAGGTCATCGGCGGCGCGCTAGTCGCCAAGGGTTACACCGACAATTCGACGCTGGAAATCGTCATCGCTGGGGTGGCGGCGGCGGTGGGCATTGGGTGGAGCTATTGGCACCACGCTGCGAACACTTCAATGTCGAAGCCGTAAAGCGTGCGTCACGCGGTTTACTTCTACTACCCGAATGACGAACTCGTGCTCTACATCGCCATCATCGCGCCGAACAACAAGGTGCGGTTCTTCACCGAGGCGGGCACGGAGGCATGCTGCACGGCTGTGCCGCTGGAGAAGGCGCTTCGCAACGGGCGCTTTGTGCAACTTGGCGTCACCAACAGGCGGTCGCAGTGCAGCAAGTTTAACTTGGAGCGAGGCGGTGAGCGCGACCAAGCACCGCCCGCGTTCATCAACGGGCGCAAGACGGTGCAGCCTTACTTTGACCCGAACGGCAACAATGGGCTTGGTTGCTGGTGCAGCCATGAGGCGAACGGCAACGGGCACACGAAAGCAAACGGCATGAAAAAAACACTTCTTACATTGGCGCTGGCGCTGTGGGCGCTGGCTGCGAGCGCGGCAAACACCAACCTCGTCTGGAATACAAGCGCAGGCGCGGCCAGTTACACCGTTTACTCGTCGGTGGGCACGGCACCGTTTGCGCCCATCCTGAACCTCACCGGGAACACCGCGTCGGTGCCGGTGAATGCCACGCTGGTGACGCGCTTCTACGTGACGGCGGTGAATACCGTTGGCGAGAGCGGTCCATCGAACACGGTGACGAACCAGCCGGGGCCGGTGCCACCGAGCGGTCCGGTGATAACGATGGTCGCGCCGGGCCTCTCGACGACGAACGTGGCGATTGGGCAGAGCGTCAACATCACGGCGCTGATACAGAACACGGGTGACAGCGACTTCATCGCTGTCGATGGCGCGCTGACGCTGTTGCCGCCCGGTGCGACACGCGACGACGGGCCGTATATCCACGTCGTCGTCGTGACGCCGCCGCTGGTGGTTGCGGCCAAGAGCAGCGCGGCCATCTCCGGGACATGGACGGCCTCGACGGGCGTGGCGACGGGCATCTACACGGCGTATATGGTCGTCAAGAGCAGCGCGGGCGTGTGGACGGCATCACCCTACAGCTATTTCACTGTCAGTCTTGCGCCTGCGCCGAGCGTGCCGCCTGCGCCAACTGATCTGCGGATCACGCCCGCGACTCAAACACGGCTCGACCTGCGATGGGTGGGCACGATGACGGCTTCGACCGAGGTGGAGCGCAACGAGGAAAACACCAGCTTCAAGCGCGTGGCCACGGTCGCGCCGGGGATACAGAATGTGAGCGACAGCATCCGCAGAAGGCGGAATTACGCCTACCGCGTAAGGCAGCGCAACAGCTTGGGCACTGGGCCCTACAGCAACGTTGCCGAATACGCGGCACCGTAATTTTCGGCTGACAAACAGGGCGGCATGGGCGAAATTTCCGCATGGAAAAAGGGCACAGCATCCGACCGGACGACTGTAAAACACGCTGGAACGTCGATAGCCTGCACGCGCACTTCGAGCGATGGCTGCTCAACCTGGAGAAGCATTACGACGCGCGGCTGGCTGAGATGAAGGAGGCGACGGCGACGGCATTGGTCGCCGTAGAGAAGCAGACCAACGCCGCGTTTGCCGCGAACAAGGAATCGGTGCTCAAGACCGAAGAAGGCCAGAAAGCCTACAACGCGCAGCACAACGATTTGACGCGCAAGATGGAGGCGCAGGCCGCGCGGTTCGTTGACCGCGAACGCTTGGAGGAATATGAAAAGCGCTTCGACGCCAAGCTGGAGACAGTGAAAGCGGACATCGGACGATTGCAGGAGGGCAGCGCGGCAGGCACCGGACGGCGCGACCAGCAGCAGGAGACACGGCAGACAGTGCAGTGGGGTCTCGGGCAAGTCATCGCGACCATCGGCGTGCTCACGGCGATTCTGGTGGCGCTCATTGAGCTGCTGCGAAATAAGCCATGACCTCGCCCAGCGTCACGCGGTGGATCGCCAAGTTTCCGCACCTAGCCGCACGCCCGACAATGGACCCGGCGTTCCCGCGGTGCTGCGTCAACGCCATGCCGATCATGCGCCTGTAGGAGATGGAACCGCCGTTGCGCTACAAGGATTGGTTGGCCTTGGTGAAGCCCGCGTTGGGCGTTGACAGCGCCGCGCGAGGCGCGTAAACCTGCCGCATGAACCGCTACCCCGACCCGTTCGCCAAAGTCCCGCCGCTGGCCATGTTCGCGCTGGTGGCGCTGTTCTGCATCGTGCCTGTGGTGATACATACGGGTTGCGCCAGCTTCTCATCGCAGCAGACCGAGACGCAGTTGGACGGCACGAAGCGCGAGACACACATTCACGTATCCACGCTGTTTGACGCGAAAAGCGACCTAACCAAGCTGCGGGCCACGACGACGGACAAGACGCAAGGTATGAGTCTCGCCGGCCTATCAGAAAGCTCATCCTCGACGAACCTCGTGCAGATTCTGCAACTCATCGCGGCGATTGCGGCGGCGAGCGCCAAGTGAGCAAGAGCATCGCCATCGTCTGCTTGGTTCTGTTTGCATGGGCGATGACGCTGTTCATACCGCGTGCAGACTCCACGAGATTAACGATCAATGCGACGAACGGAGCATTTTTCATCACGAACTACTTCGACCGCCCCATCATTACCAACATCGCCATTGAAGGTTCAACGCTGTTCGCCAATATCAACGGTCTCAAGGTGCCGTTCACCGACGAAGCGAAGTCAAACCTCGTCGTTGCACTTGTCGCGAGCCGTTTGTTGTGCGACTTACGAGGGCACGCATGGGAGGTCGGCTGCGGCGTGTCGGGGTGCCTCGTGATCCATTACGAGCCAATGCGTCACTGCATTATCTGCGGCAAAGTTGAGTCGCAGCAGATTGGTCCTTGGCGATGATTGACGGCGTAACCCGCCTGTCCGCAACGTGCCAACCGGCTAGGGGTTCGCAGGGGGATTAACCTACCTTGTCGCACCGCACGCCATCGCGTAGGCTTCTTGGATGGCGAAGGATCACGAACACGAAGAACACGGCAGTCGGCTTGAGCGTCTCGTTGAGGGCGTTCAGGATGCCCTGTTGCATACTGAGCGTGAGAACGCTGCGCGGCACATCGAGTTGATGGCGGCGCTACAAGGGAAACCCGACTTCTTGGGCAAGCTCAACGCGCTAGGGTCGCGCCTGTGCAAGATTGCGAAGGCGCTCAAGGCCCTGGACGACGCAACATAAACAGCAAAACGAAAGTGAAGTGCATGGCTACAGCAATTGAAACATACGCGGCGAAGGTTGACGAAGCCTTTACCGCCATCGGTCAGACAGTGGACTCAATCGTCACGAGTGTCGGCGGGGTGGCCGGCGACGTGGACAGGTTGAAGGCGCTCATCAAACAGCTACAGGACAGCGCGGGCACGGTGACGCCCGAGGATCAGGCGCTGTTGGACAAATCCGAAGCGGCGGTCAACGCGCTCGGTGCCCGCATGAACGGCGTGCGAGAAGCATTGGCTTCGCTGGACGCGGCGACTGAGGAAGCGCCAACTCCTTAATCCCAACCACCTCAGCCCCACAGAGCCCGTCAGGAAGTCTTGGCGGGCCTTTTCTTGTACGGGAGCCGTTCCTTCGGCATAGCGGTGCGCTTCCGCCTGGCTCGGCCCTCGACGGAAAGCAGTTTGCCGGTCGCCGATCGAACCAGGGTTTCGGTCGACTGACACTTGCGCGTGATGCCCCATTCAATGGTGATCGTCTTGGCGAACGTGCCGTCGGGTCTGGCCGTATATCCGGATGGGAGCTTCACCCACCAACCTTACCACATCCCTACAACTTCACCGACACCATCCGGCTTGTCGCCGATCCCACGTTCGGGTTCCATGAGTCGGCCAGCTCGTTGATCAGCTCGGGCGCCAGGGCATAGGTGAGCGAGTCGAAGACGTGGGTCATCTCGTTACTCTGCACCGGTTCCATCTTCGTCTTCCCTTTCTTCAAGCTTCCCAGCATCTTCACGGTCTGGACGCAGCGCGCCGAGACGTAGATACGGTTCTGGAATAGGAGTTTTCTGAGCAGGTCCACGCGCTTGAAGATCGAGCCTTTCCCCTTAGGGCACGCTTGCAACATGATCCGGCCTTCGGAAGCCACCGCCACGATCATGTGGTCGTAGCATCCCAGCGAGGCCCGGAACGTGTCGAACGCCGACGTGTCCGACCAGTGCCGCCATTCCACCGGCTGCGTGTGGCAGTGTTCCCGGATGTACTTCGCCCAAAATTCAATCCGCTCGTCCACCAGAGTTGTGAAATCCTCGACGGTCAGCATGGTCCCCACCGATACAATTTCATCGAGGACGTGAAAGATGCTGCCCTGCCATCCGTCTGTGCCGATGCGCTCCAGAATGTGCGCCGAGTGATTCTTCGACGTGCCGATGTCCCAACCGGTAACCATTTTCGAGCAGGTCTCGCTCGGGAGGATGACTTCCCAGTCATCCTCGTCGTAGGTGCCCGTGTTTCCCAGGACGTGCGTGTCGGCCAGGAACACCTCGCTGAATAGGCCGGCTTCGGTGCTCGTCGTCCATTTGCCGAAGCAGTACCGGTCGCGCCTGTCGGAGTCGTGGGCGTATCGGGCGAAGATTTCGTTGCGCTCGGATTCGGTCAGCCAAGGGTTTGAATCCAGCGTGAACTCGATCGTCTGAAATTTCGCCTGCACATCGGGATAGGGGTGGTTCTCGGAAACTCGCTCTTCGTAAAAGAGTTTATAAATCCAAGAAGAAGTCCCGTCGTCCGCAGGGTTGCAGTCCGAAATCCATTGGTGCGCGCTCTCAGAGAGATGAGGCATTCGGAGGCGCTCGGCTGTGTCAGTGAAGACAATTCGGTTTTGAAAATTTGAAAGTTCGCTGAAGTAGCACATCGAGATGCGGGCGGACTTGATGATTGCGGTAATGTCGAAATCATAGTCAAGCGATCGAAGCTGAATTTCCGACTCGCCCCCGTACATGTTGCTGACCTTCACGAGATGCAGCCTCGTGCTGCCGTCCACACGTGGCCCGCTGGCAATCCGCATTCCCATATTGGCTTTGAGCCAAATCGGGAGAACAATCTCGACCAGATCCGACCACACGCCGCCAGCGAAGGCGGATTTCACAGTCTTGGCGAAAATGGTGATTCGCGCCTGTGGAGTTTCAAACGCGTGTCTGAGTAGGCGATGCAGACACGCTATTGTTTTCCCGACCGGACGGGGCCGTTAACGAGCACGTATTTCTTGTAGGTGTTGAAGACCTCGCACTGTTTCGGAGCGAGGTCCGGCGCCCATCGTCCATCAGCGTCGATTGCCATTTTTCTTGCCTCTGTTTTGTGAATTGAGAGAATCGCAGCGACGCTCGACCGTTACGCCGAACGCCGCCGCTGAACATAACAATGAACGACCAGTGCTATGCCTAGGCCAAAACCTACTCCCCTCAGCCCGAACGCGACAACTTTTATCTACGCGCTGCTTGATCCGATAACGAGAGAGATTCGCTACATCGGGAAAAGCGATTACCCGCGTGAGAGGCTGAGGGACCACGTCTGTGACAGCAAATGCAACAAGGAGAATAATCGCAAAGCAAACTGGATTAGATCACTTCTAAAACAAGGTCTGAAGCCGGAGATGGAAATCATCGACGAGGTTTCCGTGTTGGAATGGGAGGCCGCGGAAGCAGCCTACATCCTGTACCACAAAGAAATTGGCTGTTCTCTGGTAAATACTACTCCTGGAGGAGACGGGGTGGAGAGAGGCAAGCGATTGAGCCCTGAGCATCGCATAAAACTGGTGGCCTCGCAGCGGCGAAGGCGGAAACTGGAAGCACAGATCTTCACCGTCAATGGAGCGGTCGGATCTTTGACCGAGCTGTGCGAATATTTCAAAAAGAGCCAGCAGGAGAGGCACCGGATCAAGCAACGGATAACCCAGCTTGGATGGTCCGTTGAGCAGGCTTTTGCAGCTCCCAAGGGCATTAACGGCTATCTTGGAGGCGGCGGAACATTCAGCGGTCTGTCACTGGAGGCAAGGGCGAAAATAAGTGCAGCGCATCTTAAAAACCCCAGTCGATATTGGCTCGGCAAAAAGATGTCTGAGGAAGCGCGAAGGAATATGGGATTGGCGCAGCTCGGAAGAACAGCGTCGATGGAAACCAGGATGAAAATAAGCGCGGCAACCAAAGGCAGATATCGCGGGAAACGGCACTCTGCCGAATCTCTCGCAAATATGCGTGCGGCACAGGCGAAGAAAAGGAAGCGGATTTACACCGTGCTTGGAATCACTGGTTTCATTGACGACCTCTGCAAAAAATTCAACGTCAATAAATCAACAGTGGCATCGCGCCTTAAGGGGAATTGGCCTCCAGATCAAGCGTTCACTGCGGCAAAGCGAAAAAATCAATACGCTTGACGCCCGTCCACAATCGGAGGACGTTCGCGAATATGCCAAATGGTAATAAACCGCCCGCCGCGCTCAGACTTTCTGAAGAGGCAGCTCCCGCGCTGGACGAAGGATTGGATGAACAAGCTGCCGGAGGAGCTGGAGGCTTTGAACTTACCGGCGATGCGCACCGCGCGTTCAAGGACATGCTCGGGCACGAATGCAAGGTCGGCGACAAGTACACCCTGGAGGTCACAGCCACCGCCGTCACGCCGCAGTCAACCACGTTCAGCCTGGACAACGTCGAGTCCGAGTATGAGGAAGCACCAGCGGAGGAAGCGGCTCCGGCTCCAGCCAGATCCTCAAAAACCCCGGCGATGACCTACGCGTAAATGCGATCTCCCGGGCCAGTTTTTTTTTCAAGCTGGATAAGCAGAGGGGCTGCTTTCACCTGTTCATCGCCGGAAAAGGTCTGAGGCTAAAGAGCATCGCCAACGCGTCGGTGTACAGCCTCTGCGATCTGGACCAAACCATCCCGGCAGTCGTCGATTGCGACGGGGTGGAGAAGCAGCTCAAGATTGTTTTGAAAGTGTACACACGAGTTTCCCAAAAAGAGCTGGAACTGCAGCGCGATCGGCGGCGCTATCAGATGCTTCTCAAAGGGCGGCCTGACTGGGATCAGCAGAGCAAAATCTGATCATGGCTGTGGACATCAATATTTTGGAGAAGCATGGCCTGACCGTTGACCTGCTCAAGTTGAATGATA